CCCCCCAATTTTCTTCCACATTCAGGACAATATTTTATTGGAATGTAAATAGAACCAACACCTTCGCCGTTAAAATAACCAGGACAAGTGAGAATCAATTCTGGAGTAGCGGTTTGATAATCATGAATAACCCCGTCCCATTTTTCATTTTCTAATACATTTCCATTCAATCTACCTTCGTTTAGGTTATCACTATGATATGGGAGTTTCGGTTGTTTCCATCCAAATTTTACGTCTGTTCTTCTTTCACAATACATACACATATTTATTCCTCCATTCTTCTAAAGAAACTCTTGTTTACTTGCCTATTAAATAACAAATCTAATAATTCCGTTTCCATTAGGTAAATTCATAAATTCACCTATACCACCATGATATAATTTCCGTGCTTCTGTTCTTGTATAACCACATCCATCACACCAATCTGAACAAAAATCTTCCCAACCTGAATACCATGCACATATTTCTGCTCTGATATTGTATCTATTTGCATGGGATTCTATCTTCTGTTTGATTTTATTAGTAAGTTTTATATACTGACTTAAATATTCTTCACTTTTCTTGTCCATAAAATCACTCCAATCTTAAAATGAAATTGCTATTTACTGTGTTTCTAAGTCTGCATTCGTTAATCCATCATTTCTTTCAATTTCTCTCATCTGTTTATCAGTTAATCCAAACACTTCAATCAACACATAGCTCATTTCAAGTAATGCTCCATGATTATCAGTATTAAATTCATTATCTCTTACCTTTTTATACATTCTTGCATATCTAATCTGATATGCAATTCTCATTTTCTCCCATTCTTCCTGTACAGCGTTCATGGTTACACCTCCATAATTTTATCCAATGTATAGGTACAATTTGCAATTCTGAACCCATTCTCAAAGTATTCAATTTCACTTTCCGTTTCTGTATCTACTTGTAAATACACAGGTTGCTTTCCATCAAAGAAAACTAACTCATGTAGTTTTACCTGGTGTAACACTCTATAAAATGTTCCATCGTTCATGCTATTAACACGTTCTAATTTAAAAACTGCCTTGCCTTGTATCTGCCGTAACTGCTTCTTTAATTCTTTCCAATTCGTTGCATTTAACATTCTTATCACTCCAATCTATACTTCGTAATCAAATTCGCTTAGTCCTGTATCAGTTACATAAGTTTGTACAGCTTCAATATATGTTCCATCAAAGTTTCCATTCTCTGTATCATATTCACTCACATGATCTCCAATTTCACATTCATAATGAGCAAAAATATTTGTAATCAAATTTTCCATTGATGTTTTTGGCTCATATTTCTGTTCTCTGATCCATGCAGCCATGTAGTCATAATCACACCATTTTTCTTTTGGATATGTACTATAATCCTTTTCTTCCGTCCATTTACCTGTCCACTGATCTACCATACTTATACCTCTTTGTAATCTTCCAATAGCTCATTTAAGTTACCTTTTCTCCACCGATGAAGTTTTCCATCGCCAGTATAATTTCTAACAACTCCAACTTTATGACCTGCAATTTTCTGATCGTGCTGTATATACTGACGAACAGAATTATGATGATGTCCATCATTATGCACTTCGATGTATTTTCGTTTATTTCTCTTGTTTTGATATGTTCTTATTTTCATTTTAATATCCCTCCAATCGACACCATCTGTTCTCATCAATCTGTTTCCATGCCGTAGGATTTAAGCCATACAAATCCTTTTTTGAACAATTCATCATATCTTTTGTCCATCTGCTATTTGGTATTGAACATTTCTTCGTGGTCTAAATTACCTTTATTTTCACCAGACAGCTTATATAGTACACCATAAGCCTAACTCATTCATTACTTGGTAAATTCCCTTTTGCAATGAAGTACCTACATATTTATCTACATCATCTTCAGTAAAGTTATCATTTTCCTCAAAAATATCATTAATTTTTTGGCACAGATTACTCAACTCTGTTTTCTGTTCTTCTGTTAATTTGTTTAGTAATTCTTCCATTTAATCACTCTCCCTTCAACTCAGCATAACCACCATCGAAATTTTGTTTCCAACTTCTGTATATTCCGTTTGTATCTCTAAACTCTAAGTAATATGCCTCTCTCCAATCCCAAGGCTCTTGCCATGCAATTTCTGCAATCTCACAAACAATTCCTTGAACATGAACAACATCACCAGGTTTTAAATCTCTCATACTAATCACTATCCTTTCAAATTAGGACACAAACCAAGACCACCATCAATTTCAGGCAATCTTCTATATGCATCTCTATGAATGCAATCTTCCTTCATACATCTTTGGCAACAGCATTTCTTGTATTCCTCGTAACTCATTTTATAATTAGTCTCTTTGAATCTCTCTTCTGTCATCATAATTACTGCACCTCCAATGCTTTCTGTACTTTCTCATTAAACTCACCATATAAAGATTTCCATTTCTCAATCATTTCTTTTGTAGGTTCACCAATAAGATTGTATCTTTCTTGCCTATATTCTTCGGGATCTTCACAACATTCTGTTACAAACACAGCAGTTCCAAATTTATCTGCGTCACATCCAAAACCACCAGTTGCAAGTACAAATTGATATTTTGCATCTCTAAATTCTGGTTTGAAAAAATCTGGTTTAATTACTACTAACTTGCCTTCAATATTGTCACTTAATGGGTTACATTCGCTTCTATCAATTATTGTTTTCATTATCGTTTACCTCCTTCGCCCAATCTGGTTCAATTCCTCTTGCTCTCCATTCTATTACAGAAACTTTGTAGCCTTCGTTTTCTGGAAATTTTTCTTTTAATAATTTGTAAACCAGTTTTGCTTCCCAATCGTATGTAAGCTGTCCTTGTTCTGTTGCGAATAAATATTTGCCATCTTTTGACACATTTATTCTTGTATAATCAACCATTTTACTTGCCTCACTTTCTAAATAAACAGTTCTTTCCTTTGGTTTTTATGCTACCTTTTTTATTTCCTTTACTGACTCTTTCCAACAACTATCAATCAGTCCATAAACTTCATCAATATCATATCCATGCATCTTGCATCCCTCTACACAAAAAATTGCATATTTAATAGGAAGTTTGACATCCTTATCCAGTTCTACTTCTAATACAGAACCACCGCCAGACCAAGGATCATATAATCCGCACATAGTTTCCTTTCCAAGAACCAAATAAGATTTTGAATTTTCATTCTTTCGAGGATCATATTTCCCCTTTTCGTCATACTCTTTGTTCTGTAGTTCGATTAAGTCAAATAAATCAAATAACGACATTTTTACAATAAACGTTACGGTTGCCATATGTGATGGGAGATTTTCAAATTCCTGTATGCAGCTTTCAATAAATTTGTCTTTATTCTTATCTCTATCTACATAATATCCATCATCCCTATGTACCTGTTTACATGCCTTTCTTAATGCAGTTGCTTTACCTTGCGTCTTTGCTAACCACAGCATAGATGACTCTTTATCAATACTTCCATCTCCTGAATTTCCATACCAATTCAGAACATTATCGCAAACGCAATCATAATTCCAATTACCACAATCCACCATGATATTTACTTTGACTTCATTATTGAAATCCTCTGCGTTGTAGTAAAAATATGTATTTTCTCTTACATACTCCCATATCTCATCAAAATTATCTGTAAAATATTCTTCCTCTTCATCTGTCAGTTCTTCACGAATATCCTTTTCAAGCTCATCTTCTCCGTACTCTATTGCATAATCCATAGCCCAATCAGCTAATTCATCATTAAATGCCTCCCTTGGATTATCATGCTTAAATATCTCTTTTAAGAAACTATCAGAAAGTTCTCTTTCTCTATAGTCAGTATAAATTTCGATGCCGCCATCTTCATTTACACCCAACATTTTCTTTAATATTTCATCTATTCTGGTTTTTAATATTTCCATTGTCATATCAATCAACCTCACTTTCTATTTAACTAAGTCGTAATCTCTCATTTCTTTTTCAGTAAGTTCTCTGTTGTAATACAACTCAGCCCACACCATTTTTCCGTCAACTTCCGTTCTGTCATCATAATTTACAAAATCCATAAATCCATCTTTAGGCTGCGTCCCCATACTTACAGGACGCAATGTGGAATAATATTTTTCCACCCATATTTATCTGCACTATGTCTTACATATTCTGTATTACTCATTTGCAATCTCCTTTACATATTTGTTAAACATTTCTTCAAACTGCTTTCCCATTCGCTTGATAAATCCACTCATCAACTCATTGGATTCTTCAAGTTCTTTTGTTTGCATATCATAATTACGCAATCTGTCATAAGTATCTCTGTCTATGATTCTTCTCATTTCGCTTTTAGTACAACAATGCGGTTCACAATATTCTTCATAAACCATTTCATTGTCTATAAAAATCTGTTCCCACATTTTAATATCAAAGCATTCATCGCTTACATACCAAACCATGTAATATTCTAATGCTTTTTCAAAGCTGTCAAAATCTCTATTTGTGTATAGCTCCCATGGTGCATCGCTATGTGGAACATTAAGACTTTCCGTTGCCTTTACAAATTTATCCCATGTTTTTGCATCATTGATAATCTCAATATGATAGTTAATCCGTAAATTACTTTTATTCATTTCACATTCTCCTTTACATTCCTTTCACTTCACTGTTAGAATATTTATTCCATTTACCAGTCGCCACACCATTCATTCTTTCTTCAAAGGTTCTCTTTCTCATTCCATACATTTCTGTTGCAACTTTATACATGTCATAAACAAGATCCTTTTCCGTATCAATAATCATAAAATCTTTTGGATTTTTCACATTGTCCAATACATACTGCATGAAATCTCTGAATGTAATTAGTCTGTTTGTTGTACACCATACAAGAATTTTATTTTTGTCTTTGGTGTCTTTTGTTACAAATTTCATCAACTGCATTTCGTTCTCCTTCCAATAAATAAGACAGACACATTTGTTTGCGTCTGCCTTAATTTATTCTCTGTATTAAACATCAATTACTTCCCAAGTCCATTCATATTCTCCATCGTAAGATGAAAGATATGCTGTACCGTCATCACTTATAGTAAAGTCAATAGAATCTTTATCTTCTTCGCTTGCGTTGTTCATTTCTTCTTCATAAGTATTCTGTGCATCCTTTTCAAGAAATGCATAAGCACCATCCTCATTATCGAATGCATCATGGCTTGCAATTTCTTTTTCATGAACTGCATAACAAATTACTACATATTTTTTCATATAAATCACCTTCATCTTTCTAAAAATCCACTGTAAATTACAATTTACTTTGCTTTTTCGTTCTGAAATACAACGTCTGATATTTCTTTTATTAATCTTTCAGCATCATTAACTCGCCTTGCTAAAACATCATCTGTACAAAAATCCCATTGCTCATCTTCATTTACCTTTTTTATTATCTGTAATGACTGAGATAATAACGTGTTAATGCTTCCTAATGCTTTTAATGTATTATCTTTATCAATAATATGTTTTGCCATATAATCACGCTCCTTTACCACTCAGGCTCTTTATCGATCAAGCCCAAGTAAAATTCATGCTTTGCTCCATCATTAAAATGTTCTCGTAGATTAGCAAGTGTTTTCGTTCCATTTTTTAATGATTCATAATCAGCAAGTACCATATCATCTGTATATTTTGCATACTCGTTCCTACCAATGCTCAATCTAAAAGTTTCACCTGTTCTAACCCAACCCCATTTCCCTGTATTTTTTGCTTTCGGATAAGCACCTATCATATACCCATATAAGTCTGGATATTTTTCTGAATTTTCGCTATGCCAATCTTCAAGCTGTATTTTCGTTCCGTCTGATAAAACAGCTTTGTCAATTATTTTCTGCATAATTTTCAACCTCCCCACTTTCTAATCTCAATACCAAATCAAGTACTTTATCTCTGTACTTAATCATCTGTACTGCTTTTCTAAGAGTTTCCTTTTCACCAAATTCATCGGGAATAATATCAATTCCATACTCTATAAGCTGCTTTTCTGCCTCATACATCAAATCTTTTGCATTCGCTTCTGGAATATAATCTTTACCTCTTGAATCTGCAATTCCAGCTTTCACATATTCTGGATAACATAAATCAATGAATCGTGGCAACTCATTGTCTAAGTCCATCATATATGTTAAGTCAGGATCAAGGATACGTTTAGGCTTACCATCTCCACCCCGCTTTTCCATTCTTTTCGCAATATCTTCTGTTTCATAAAATTCATTCTCTGCAAGAACTTTTCTCTGAATTTCTTCTGCATTTGCCTTAATGGTTTCATATAATGCCTTTGCATTAAAGTAATTGCTTTTCATTTTACCAAGCAATACTTTATCATACTGAATCTGTGGTAACATATTTATCACACTCCTTCCATCAACAGCATTCTCTTATATTCTGGGTTCTTCTTATGATTAGCAAAAATTGGCTTATCATTATCAATAGTCACAGCTCCATATGGATCTGTTGCAAATGGATTTTTTCTCCAACCTTTAGGCATTTCAGATACAACCTCAAGACCTTTTTCTTTTGCAAATTCCATTACATGTTCAATTTTCTTTTCTGTTGCACTCTTGCCGGTAGCAGACTCAAATAGTTTGATACAAGCTTCAATGATTTTCTTTTGATTTTCCTCTGTATCTTCGAGTAACCAATCAAAGTTGATTACACTTCTCTTTCCGTCATCACTTAATTTTGTTGTTGGATTATAAATACCAAAACAAGCTCCTTCAGAATCATGTACATAAGTATGGCAACCAATATAGGTTTCCATTACTTTATCAGTCCAACCATTTTTATACCATGCATAAGGTAATGAATTTTTACCTCCTGGATTTTCACAATGTACAATCTCTATTGTCATTGTTTCCTGTTTTGCATTTTTACCTATTACTTTTATCCATGTACTTCCAAACCCATTTGGTTCTTTTATTTCGTACTGCATCATATTAATCAACCTGCCTTTCCATGTATAACAAACTTGTCATAATTCCCTTCAATGCATACCAACACTGTTCTGCGTTCATATATCCAATCAGTGAACCAGTATCTTTCTTTATGTGGAATTGATTGCCACCTTCAATACTGATTATTACAGATATTTCCGTTTTACTTACTGCATTGATAGCACTGATTTCTCTATCAATCTTTTCACACAGTTCTTTTTCGCTTTTGCTTAAATATCCTGTAACTCCGTTATCCCATTTGATATTTAACATTAGTATCATCTCCTTATCTCACATACGGAATATCTTTTCCATGCATATAATTTTCACCTCTAAAACAATCTCCACAATATTCCCAAATTCCATCATCTACCTTTTTGAATGTAGAATATGTTGTTCTGCCCTTTCCATTTTCATCAATTCTACTTGAACATGGTTCACCAATCTGTGAACAATCACTTCTCATACAAGCTGGTGGTAATAAATCCATAAAGGAATCAATCATATCCTCTGTGAAATACTCACCAACTTCATGTGCATCAAGTCCAAAGTAATGTTCTTTATCTACAATTTCTTTTCCCTTGTACATTTTCGGTTTGTTTAATGGAACACCATCATATTCAACTTCTTCAATCACTAAATCTTTATTGAACCATGCATATGCTTCATAATGCTTTTTATAAATTTCTGCTGCTTTGCGTGTTGGGAAGATTTGCGGATTACCTGCTGATAATCTATATTCTCCGTTGTAATACACAACTTCATATCCCTTAAGTCCTTTTGTCCATCCTGGAATATCAGTTTCGATCACATATCCTTTATCAACTGACCATTCAACTGCTTCATAATCATATTCGTCTACAGGTTTACCAACTGTTTTATGCTTGTAACTTGTACACTCTTCTTTGCCTTTTTCTGTAAGTACAAAATGTTTTCCCTTATCTGCTTTATACCAATTATTCCGTAATTCCATAATTCATTTCCTCTCTTTCTTGTAATAAAATAGGCAGCTAGTAGATTATTCTCCTAACTGCCTTTGCGTTTACTTGTTATTTACTTTCCATAATTTACACTCATTGGATGCCAACTCATATCCAATCCGAAATCATATTCCAGACATTCAATAATTTCATCCTCGTTGAATGCAAGAGCTTTCATTTCTCTTATAATTATCTCCTCGAAATCATCTTCGTCCTCAATTAACCCCATGAGATAATTGATAAGATATTTGAGCTTCTTACCATGCTTTCTGTAATCTGCTAACTGTTTCCGTGTATTTTCCGTTATCATTTTCCTCACTACTTTCCTAAGAAATCTTAGTTTCATCTGTGTTGTCTTAATGCTTCATCAAATGCTTTTATTGCCGACTCTAAGCAGTTAGCCCATACACAGATATTTTCACATGTGATTCTTACACAATCAAAATCTTCATTAATCTGTTCTTTTGGAACTAAATCAATTTTTATTTCCTTTTCCATATTTTCTCCAATCTGCCTTTGAAATGCGAATTTCTTACTCTGCCTTATACGGTTCACAATTTTTCTTCCATGCTGTAATTTCCACATTGACTTCACAATCATCTAATGACCAATACCATTTTTCATCGTTTCTATAAGCAAATGCTTCGCAATGTGGTGCATGGTCGTTATATCCAATAAATGTCACTTGCACATCTTCCATATCGTCTGGGAAAATACCAGAACTAACAGGAATCCAATTATTATTTTCCATTTCTCTTACCTCCAATCCATAGGAAACACGTTTTCTACTTCTCCCTTGCTGCATTATTCATAACAATGTCATCAAACCATCTTGCACCAATATGGAATCGCGGCATAACTACAGCCATACTATTTTCCATATCTTCAAGCTTAATTGAAACAATCGTGCAATCATCTGGATATTTATTATTTCCAGTTAACATATATACATCATTCATTGTTTTTCCTTTGATAATATAAGCCGTTTCACTTTTCATTGGTGTATACTGTTTTATCCAATCAATAAATTCAGATATTGAATCTTCTGCAAGTCCCTCCATTGTAAGAGCTGAACCTAAACTTTCTAATTCTTCTAATGTTGTTAATGTTTTAATTTCCATATTCGCTACCTTTCCTTTCCTTATGAAATATCTGTTTACTCTGCTATTACATTCATCGAGATAATAAAATCCACATCTTCCTGCTCATTATCTTTTAGGAACAATTAAATTTCCTGTCAATGTAACTTCGATTCCATTTTCACACTTTCTAAGACTTCCTTTTTCAACCTCAAAATCATTATATTTAAGAGAAATACTATCTCTCCCATTATATTCAGCTACAATTTTTCCATCCAACCATACATAAACGTTTTCATTTTCGCTTATATATGATAATAAATCACTTAATCGCATGAACTATACCTCTTCGCATTCTTTTACCTTTTTAAACTTTCTTCATCTACAATGCAATAACAACCAATCGCATTTCCAACTCTGTCATTATCAATTCCAAGCGATGTAATAATTTCATTGAATGTGCCTTCGCTATAATCTTCTCTGTAGATTTCAAGGTATTTCTGACCTTTGGTTACATAGTTCTCTTCTGTTCTACTTCTAAAACAATCTAAAGCATTTTGCAAGCAATCAGCTTTTCGCTTTGCGTCATTCCAATAAGTAAAATATGTTCCACTTGACCACTGCTGATCTTCAGGCTGCGTTGGATCATAGCCACTTGCAACCGCATACTGTGTATCACTTTCGCTTTGCAGTAAAGCATAATTATCTTTCCGTAATAACTCTGTCCATTTCATGTTCTTACACCTCCTATTCAATCACTTCTACTTCTTCGCTTGATCCAATAAGCATTAAATCTTTCATTGGACAATTTTTATTCAAACAATCTGCTTCAAATATGAATCCATCGTTCGATGTACAGATCCATTCTTCTTTCATATGCTTGAATTTTGTTCCTACTTTAATTTCTCTTGTCTGCACAGTTTTATACCTCCTGTAACTTATTCTCTTTTATTAATCGTTCACGAACCATTCTGTTCAAGTCTTTATTGACTGCTATGATTTTATGAGAAGTTCGATTCATATAAATGAAATGACTTCCCTTGCACCGTGTAAATCTGTATCCATTCTGTAACAGAATCGGTTCAAATTCTCTTAGTTGTTTTGTCTTTCTATATGCCATAATTCATCTGTCCTTTCCTTATTATAATGTGTTTGCCCGTATAGCCTGATAGCACAGCTTCATTTCGCTTTTACCGATGTTTCATTTTCATCACTCGCTTTCTAATATATTATTCGCTTCTTAAAATAATTTTTTTCATTAAAATAGCGACCACAATTATTTTGCAGTCGCTTTAATTTCATTTGCCTTTATCATTGCATTGTTCATGTCAACGCAGATCCCATGACAAGTTCTACGTTCTCCGCATCTTTTACACAATGCATTGAATAATTCGCCTTTTATTTCTCTTTCCATTTAGACCTCTTCTCTTTCTAAAAGTGTTTCGTAATATTCGCTTTCGCTTTCAAAAAGCTGGTATTTTCCATTGATCCAACCCATATAACCATCCGGTACTTCATATCCTTTCATCTATTCCTTCGCCTCTCTTTCTGTTCTCCTTGCTAAATTATTTTCGCTATCTGGGCAAATTCCCATAGCTAATAATGCGTCTTTCGCTGTGCATCCTGTAATGATTGCATAAAACAATGCGTCCCATGATGCCTGATTATCCCGTAATGTTCTTGCCATGATTTTCACTCTCCATTCTATAATAATCCACATGCAGCTAATAATTTCTTTGCAAATGGATGCTTATTTGCTTCGAGTTTGCGTTTTAAGTCTCTGTTGTAACGCTCCTCAAAGTAATCACGCTCTGACTGTGCAATTTCTGCTTCTGGACGATTATCAATAACATCATAACCATCCTTAATGATAATTATCATTTGGTTTTCATCCTCCTTCTGTACTAAAAAAGCGATGCTAACGTCTGTGCTAACATCGCTCTACTCATGTTGTGGGTTTTGATTCCGTGTGGTTTCCGTGTTTCTGTTCGGACTGAATAGATCCGTGATGGTTTGCTTGCCTTTGCTACTTCATAATTACAATAGGTTGCATGAATTTGTTTTGCTTTCTCTGACATTGTTTTTACTTCCTTTCTTATTATTTACCACTCTGCACCGCTGTATCTGACCTGTAAAATAATATCATCAGTTACCTTTTCTGTTCCGTTACTATCTATGAGCATAGATACTACGTCTCCATTTTCATAGTCTTCACAGCCACGAAATTTCCATTTGTTTCCGCTATAATCCTGTACAGTGACAACGTTTTTCTTTTTGTTTACCTTTGTTACTTTCGCTGTCAAAGGATATGTTTTGTTTTCATCTAAATCTTTAAGATGCGGAAGTTTCTCACAGATTTTTGAATATGAATATCCATCTGCCTTATTGAACTGCTTTGTTGTATCGCCAAGCTCAAAGCAGAGATATCCATATTTGTCATAGAAATAACCAGCAATGTCACAGATTGGAATTGCATTTGTGATACTGATCTGCTTTGGAGTTGAGGCATTGACTGTTTGCATTGGTTGCATTGTGCCTACTGTGTAGGATGCAAGGATTGTTGCTGTTGTAAGAATGAGTGATAATAATTTCTTTTTCATATTTGTTCTCCTTTTCTGATTGTTTTTGGGTATAAAAATAGCACCCGGAAATTGGGTGCTTGGTGGGTGCTGTGTTTTGCAAATTATTCTTCATCAAAATCATATTTTGAATCTATCAACTCAAATTCATGATCGTAATATTTACGAACCTCTGCACAGCGGAGTTCATAGTTACTTCCGTTTGCTGGATAACCTTCAGCTTCACACTGTTCAGCTATCTCTTTGCATTCCTCTCTGTACTGCTTTTCGAGTTCGCAGATTTTATCTATATCTGCCTTGGTGTAAATTCCTGCATTGAGCATATAACTACGCATTTCTTCTATTGTTGGCATAGTTGTTTCCTCCTTTACATTGTTTTTAGCTTCGCTTGAAGTTCAGCTATTTGAGCTTGGACTTCCTGTTTTGCCTGTTTGCGTTCTATATAGTCATTATCAGGGATAAATTCCATTATTTCATCAGGCATACATTGAAAATAATCGCAGATGCGGCAAATAATTTCCGTTGTTATATTTCCGTTATGAAGTAGTTTTTGCATAGTTGCTCCACTAATTCCAGCATTATCCCTAAAATCTTTTTGCGTAATTTTATTTTCCTTCAGCTTATCGAAAAGCCTGTTGTATTCTATTCTCATTTTCTTATATGCCTCCAATGTCATTCATCTCCTTTCATTTTAGCATATAATTTTGCTTTTGTAAAAGGGCAAAGTTACCCCTTGCCCTTGGCAGACTACTCCCTTACATTGAAATTTTGTAAAGTATACTTTTCCAACGTGCAACACATATAACAGAAAATAGCATTTTGGTACAGTTCGTCATCTTCTGCAATACGTTTCCAATTTGCATGAGTATCATCTGCGTTTGCCTTTAGTCCTCCGCCATATTCCTGCCATATAGTATAGCGTGAGCCTACGTTCATTTCGGACAGCATTTTATCCATCTGACGCAAAGACTCTATTCTACGGTTTACAGACCATTCATTAATTTTTAGCATGGCAATCCTCCTATTTTGCCTTTATAATTTTACCATACTATCGAACCTCCATTCTAGTGCTAATATGCACTATGAAAAGGCAGACTTTTAGTGCGTTCTGCCTTTCGGTACTGCATACTAATCTCTAATATTTGACGCAACAACACTTGCGTTTCCGTGACCATACCAGTGTGCAGTTTCTGTTACTTCATTCCAACGCAAAGGATTATTGATCTGATACGTGTTAATTCGTGAACCTGTTCCCTTTTTATGCAAAGCATAACTTTTCATCATGTTTTGGCAATCATTAAATGACAGATTTTCCCTTTGAATTTTAGGAATATAACCCAACTTTTCGCAGACAGATTTTACCCACTTATAGCATGGATGATCTGCATTTACTAAGCATAAAGTCCAATGTGTTCCATTAAAAATATTTACAGGTAGCTTTCCGTTAGTGAGCCTGTAGTCATTGCATACCCAAAATATGCGTTTACCTTGCTTATCCGTAAAACGTCCATAGATTGAGCCTTGATAGATTGCAAAATTATCCGGAAATTGTGTAACAGTTCCCTTGCATAATCGAATGTAAAATTTTGGTTCGTGTTTGATTTTTGACATAGTACACCTCCTAAAATTCCCAACTATGTTTTGCTTTATCAGGTAAAGCAATTACCGAAACAGAAGAACCCCAACAATCGAAGATTTTACCTTCCATTGCACAACCAAACTCATTTGCAGAGTTTGACAGTGATGTAAGTTGTGCAATAACAGACGCAACCTCATCCCCGAAAAGTTCAGAGTTACAAGTGAGCTGATTTGCAAGTTTATGAATTTCTGATTTTTTAAACTTTAACATGATTAACCTCCTTAAAAATGGGCATACTTCTAGCCTGAATTTTTCACTTTAAAAGTTAAAGGATGAGCAGGGAATCGAACCCTGCACACCTACTGTTTGCGCAGTATCATCCTATTTTGTTTCGCTTTTCTCTTCTGTAGTTTCCGGCTTAATAACCTCATGTTTTGACGCATTATCAAGAACAACTGCACAAAGAGTTGTAAAAGCTGCAATCTGAACTTTTTTATTGCCTGACTTGTCTGTATAGTTAAAGTCGGAAAATTTTACAATTTCTACTCCATCCTTCTTAGACTTAGATTGTTCACGTTTGGCAGAACCGCCAAAAGTTGCAAGGAAGTTGCGGAGATCCTTATCTGTGAAATCAGATTTTTTTGTTTTAATGCCGTAGAAGTGATCACCTTCAGAACCGATTAACTTATTAAATACAGGACGTAAAGCATCTTTTAAGTCCTTCATAGAACCTTTATTGTAGTAAGCCTGTACTGCCTTGGAAATATCGACACCGCCTTTTTCAGTGTCGAAAATATCAGCGTCAAGCTGTACATTTTTATAGATAGCATGAGCCATCAAAGTAATATGTACACGGTCAGTCGGACACAATGCTGTCACGTTGTCAATCGGAATAAGGTTTTTAATCTCTTCATTGAGTTCTACAATCTCATTACGATCTTTGATAAACTGCCCTGCATCTACACCTAAAGTTTCATTGATGGTTTTTTCATCGCAAGTCAAAACGTCAATATCAGCGTGTAAGTCCTCAAGTTTTTTCTTGCCATCTTTAAATGATTTTTTATCCTGCATCCGTAAAAGTTCAGTATTGCGAACTAAAGTTCTAACGTGTCCTGCAAAGTCGAAAGTTGTGTCCTTTAAAGAATTAGTTTTTGAGTAGAATTTTTCAGATTTTAACATAATGTCTCCTTCTCTCATTTAACGCATGAGTGCAATATAATTATTTTTTTGGTAAAGTCGCAAGTGGAATCGAACCACTTCTCAAATGTGCTTAATTCACAACCGCTTAAAAAAGCGTAGACTGAGCCTGCTCAATGCGACTGGATAATTCAACATTTTTCATGTTTACTTGGTGGCTTATTATTGTAATGTGCGGAATGTGCTTATTGTAATAATTTACAATTACACTGTATAGCTTGCGTACCCTGCTATACTTATGTCATATTGCCATACTTTTAACGCTTGACATATAAAGCGGTACTGTACTATTTAATCTTGTTAGGTTGAAACAACCTCTTTGAATGTGGTATAATAAACCTGTTATGTAATTTAATGTTTTTACCACAAAACAAGTGATACACTTGTAAAGATTATTTAATACGTTTATGAGTTGCTGTCTTGCCGGTTACACATCGCCGGAATGGTAATTAGTAGCCACTTGACTACTAATGAGGTTTCTATCGTTCCTACTATTCACGTGCCTGCTATAGTGTGGCTTTACTGAATTGTTTCATTAAGGTATCAATTCAACCTCTTAATAACTGCTGTCAAGTGCCCTGTACGTTGCTATATATGATAGCTTTTTTAATCCGCTTTGGAATGGCTGTACAAGTAGCCGTGAGGTTTTACATCATTCTTGGATGGGTTCTATCTTGACTAATGATGTCAAGTGAGGTTCGGTGTCCTCTTTACAGATGTGCTAACAATGGGACTTGTTTTATGTCCTATCCCTTCGGACAACTGTATAATAGTCCTTTTTTGTGAGATATTCAAGTCTTTTTCATAAGATTTTATAGTTTTGTGAAATATGTGTAGTTTTAGTGTGGTTATGGTGTGTGTTATTGTGAAATTTTAACAATAGAATTATAGGTTGGTTTTGTGTGGTGGTGGACTGTCCCATTTTTAGACAGGTTTTATGGTATAAAGTGGAGAATGTGAACCTAAAAATGATTGATTTTGATATAAAAGTGGTGAATGGAAACGATATTAAGATTATATTGGATTATAACAATATTAAACTATATGTCATAGAACCAATAACTACTACACATAGTTTTTAATACTATTTGTTGTGAAAATCGGATCAGAAAAACAATGTATAATATATATCTATTATCCACTGTTTTTGTCTAACTCGGGGTAGTTAAAACTAATTAGATGGGCTGGAAATGCAGTAAACTTTATAGCTGATTCATCCATACACCAACTCAAAAATCTAACCATCTCCCAATCCTCAAAATCCCAACAAAATCAAGCAAAATCTCAATTTCCCCATCTCAAACCACTTATCGTACCCCATATCGTCAAAAACCTTATTTTTCAACCATTTCACTCACTTCAACCCCTAAATTTTAAAATCCCATCATACTAAAATCACACCCACAATCCTATTTTCTTCCTTATATATAAGCGTTTTCACCGATAACGATTTTTCCATCAAAAGTCACACTCAAGAATCTCAACATATTGGGGGTATATTAAAACCTTCGCACAAATCATCTTTTAAATAGAGATATCCATATATAAAACAGCAATAAAAAAGGACTACAGCCAAAGCCATAGTCCAATAAACCAATACTTGATCAATAGAAATATATATTTATTTTTTGGATATCATATTTATCTTTAAAATTCAAATTATATCCATCTTTCTTTTTTACTTTTTCATTAGCAGGGACACATACATAACCAGTAACTATTCTCGTTAATTCTCCACTACTATTATAACATAACGCAGAATATTTTGCAGATTTAGTAATAGGTGAAGTAAAAACAATATCTCTATATATCCAACCATTATCAATATACTGATCAGAAATATTATATTTTATATCAATAGAATCTGCTCTATTTACACTTCTCAAAGATATCTTTAACTGTTCGTCATATTGTATTGGATTATTAAAATCTATTACACGTCCATTATTATATTCCATTAATGCAATAATATAAGTATTTTTATTTACTATATAATCATTTGTGTTTTGTCTAATATAAAATCCATCCTTATCGTATTGTTTAATAGAAATATTAACATTAACAGTAACATCATTATTGTTTACAATTTTGATCATTTTATTATACTGTCCCGAATATGCATTTTCAGGAATATCAATCAACTCATAACTTACATGATCTTTTAAAGCATCCTTGACAGTAACCTTACAAACATAATTTTTATTATTATATTTGGCGATTATTTTAACAGAACCATGTTTTAATGCTTCTATATGTCCATAATTAGTAACTTTCACAACATTTTTATTAGAAGAAGACCATCTAGCAGAATATATTTCCGTTTTTCCTTCATGTATTTTCAAATTCTTTACTTCGCCAACATACAAAGTAAGCTTTGTATAGTTCAATTTAACCTTATTGGCAGCATAAATATTTTGTGGTACTAATTGAATAACGGTAATAACCATTACAATGCATAACACAAAACTAAATATCCTCTTTAATATCTTCAATTTCTTCATATACAATTCCTCCTTTAAAATTAGATATATTTATTTTACTACCAAAAGAACAATAGTGCAATAATCACATTTTTATAAAGAGAGAATAATACATCAAAGGAGGAATCAAATATGATACAAGAAAATGAAATACCAAAATATCTCAAGTCAACAGAAAGTAATATCTCAAAGAGTAACCGCAAATCAAAGCACAAACATCATTATGAAGAATGCCTGATTCAAAACAAATCCACATTCGCAGGAAAAACTCATCTTAATACAGGTTTATATACCTACTGTACTATTTGTGGAAAAATAAATGAGCGATTCAAGAAAAATAAATCTATTGTAAAAGATTATATCAGAGAAGTTAATTCGCCAATAGGTAAATACAAATGCTACTCTCGTATTTCTGATGAGGAATTATATGGAAAGTACCACGACAAATTGCCAGTATTCTTTGTAGAGGATATTTACAAAGAGAAGTATGTTGATTTGGAACAAACAGAAAGGAATAAAACAAATGAGCAAAGGTAAAATTTTTGAATCACTAAAAATACCATTCGTAAAAACTTGTCTTATATGTGGAGAAAAATATTATAAACGAGTTACCAAAAAAAGGTAAAACAAAAGGGTTAGATTTGAATTTTGTATCAAAAGAAACATTTTTCTCATTACATTATTATTATGAATATCACTGTTATACATGTGGATATGAATGGCAAGAAAAATATCTGTAACAGAGAATAGTCGTATAGGTACATCATACATGTACCCAAATGAAAATATTAATCCAAAACACCACATACCTAAACCAATCAATAACAATCAACCAAAAAATTATAGAGCTTGTATGAAGCGTAAGCGAAATACAAGCGTAATAGTCTGTCTTATTAATAATGTTATATATCTTCTTTCAGTTCGGCAAAGTGGGTTTCATCCCCTACCAATTTCTAAAATAAAACAGACATGTGGGGGTTCAGACCTACTTTACTGAACGCTCGCAAGGTTCTCTTCCACTTAATTTCAAATGGAGAATAAATAAATATCACATATAAAGGAGGAATTTTTATTGCAACAGAAAACAGAATACTTTACTCGTTTTCCAAATAACTATATTCAAGGAAACATTAAAACTAAATATGGAGTTAGTCGTAAATTCTATATTACTTATATCCTTATTGATAAATATAGGTCTTACGAAGACTATAGTTGGATTACTCTTAGAAAAGTTCTAAATTTCTACGGATACAAGACACACAAACGCAGACCGAAAGCTGTTCAAGAAATTCTTGATGTACTGGAATATATGATCAACAACAAAATGATTGAAGTTCAACAGGATCTTGACACGCTTGGATATGATACTGGCATTGAAATTAAGATCATTCCTGAAAATTTTGATGCTGTTGACAAGTTCTCAAAAATCACATCTTCTCAGCTTGATTTTATTATGATGAACGAATCTAGTATTAATAAAGAGAATATATTAATGGCTTTTCTTTATATTAATTCGTATATTTTCATTCGTCCCAAAAATAAAGATAATGAAGAAACTATGTATAACCCTGAAATTAAACCAGAAGCTTTTTGGCGAAGTATAGAATCTATGTCAAAAGAACTTTCTATGTCAAAAGATACCATTAATCAATGTATTCAATATCTCACATCTTCTATTGGCGACAAAGAACCACTTCTAATCAAAAAAGAAGTTGGTAGTGTTCAACCTAATCCAAAGAAACCACCACAAAATGTACCAAATATATATGTACTTAATAAAGAAGGATATGAACAAGAAATTGAATGGGCTATTGCTAAGATGTTGGAAATATATAATGTAGACTCATTTGGAGAAATCAAAAACGGCAATAAGTCGTAAATAAAACAGAGAATAAACATATGTAACAAATTAACGCAGCACTCAAAGGAGTTGATTGCAATGAATAAATTTTCAAACAGTAAAGGAGAACTAATTAATGAACAGAACCGTAACAATTACATCAAAGAACCATAAATACCAGAATACATATGGTGGAAATATTTGTATATCAGATTTTTGTACCGATTATGAAGGCAGTCGAAATATTGCAGAACGTATTGCCTCTGACTGGCGATTTGATAAGTCATGTGCAAGAAACAGAGTCGTATTAGATGATTACAAGGAGGGACAAGAATAATGGCAAATAAAAATATGACTGTTTCAATTGAAGAACAGGAAATTTGCATTAATGCAATGCGTGATGAAAAATTTGCAACAATTTATGCTTCAGATTCTACATATATTACGAAATTAGACAAGTTATGTAAGGAAAGTCCTAATATGTACTCTCTCATTCAAGATACCGATAGAGGCAAGAAATATTTATTAAAGGATAAAACATTAATCAGTTTTAGAGCAAAGAAACGTGAACTTACAGATGAACAGAAGAAACAGGCGGCTGAACGTATGAGAAAATATCAAGCTAGTAAATCTAACTGAGATACCATTTCTAGCCAGAATTTCTAATGTACACCATTGTACAGAAAATTCTACGCCATTCGGTGAACAAATACCCATCTAAAAGTTGTAACTTGAAAATTTAAACAACTGTATTAAAGGAGAATTAAATAACTATATGTGTAGTATATGTGGAAGAAATGACGGTCTACATGATTATCGGTGTCCTTATTACTCTCCACCTCATCCAAAGTATCTATGCTGTTATTGTGGCGAAGGTATTTATCAAGGTGAACGCTATCTTGATAATGAAAACGGAGAATATATGCATGAGGACTGTATTGGATGTTTGGGGACAGACAGAGTAATTAATTGGCTTGGATTTAAATACAAAGAAATGGAGGACTACGATGAATAAAATTGTAAATAAACTAAAAGATAAATTACCTCAATTTTGCAACACACAAGATTTCTGGTATGTGAAATTTAAGGATAAACAGTATTATATTGATAAAAAGAGATTTCGTAAAAAGTTAATATATAAATTTCTAACATTTATATCAATTACTTTCATTTTTGTTTTCGCAATCATGGTTGACAATTTATGTATTAGAACAATAGGATTGGTAATTTCTGTTGATACATTTGGAATTGTAGCTTTCAACGAAGGAAAATCTGAAAGTGAGTAAATAGAAATTTCATTTGGAGAATATATAAGTGAAACATAATAAATAAAAGATAAAAGGAGGATTTATGGCTGGTATTAGCGTACCTCAATATGAGATTTTTAAAATTGGAACAAATAAACTAAAGTATTCTAATTGGGATTTACAGATTACCAAAGAAGAGGCTTTTAAATATCAGGAACTCATATCACTGTTTGAAGCCCAAGAATTCCGCATAATGGCAAATAAGATTTTAGAAAAACCTATTTGGAGTATTGATTTTTCAAAGATATTTATGCAGGTAGTTGTTGATAAAAAATCTGATTTTGCAAGAGCGACTGGTAAAAAAGGTGTTATCATAAATGGTGTTAATTATAAACGCTTTGTCGGAACTACTGGTGGATTAAAAAATAATACTCTTCTCTTCTGCAATTCACAGTACATTGACAAATTAAATGAATTATGTGAATGCAAGAGAAATCCAGATACTAAATTAGTTCCTGCAAAATACGAAGCTTACAAAGCATTAACATGTTCTGCATCACAACCGATTTGTGATCCACATGGAATTTTGGTTGTAAAAGATTGTATTACACAATATTTTGCAGATGTTATATCACTTGATGATGGTGGCGATTCAAAAGAACCGACAAGAGAAATTATTAAAGATAAAGCTCTTGAAAACAATGTATCTGACGGTTTTAATCTTTGTACTATACAATATATGCAGCGAGTAGCTGAATCTTTAGGTCTTGATTATATTCCTGGCGGTGTGTGCTTGAGAAACGCATGGCTCAAAGGAATGCTCTATCCGTTCCCTATTTATGAATTTATTGAAAAATACAATAATGGTAATTATATGATTGAAGATATTTGGGGAAACATGCAAGATATTCGTCAATGTGAAATGATTGTCACAGAGTCTTCTCTTAAATTATGGGGAGCGTATGATAATATTGAGCAATATGTGAATGCATATAAGGAATGTGGATACGGATTTTCTGTAACAAAAATTTCACCGCATGTTCTTGAAGAACAGAGAGAATTGAATTACCAATATCTTCAGTCTTATGAATTTACAGACGAAGATGTTGAGGAATTGTGCGCACCAACAATCAACTATTTAAAAGATGCTATGTGTGGTGACTACTCTTCTACTATTAAATTTCTTGGTATTAACGAAAATACTGATGTAAATTCATGGCAACGTGCTTTATATACAAGCGAATATATGTTGGGAGATCCATATATAATCGACTCTGTACATAGATATATCAAGAAAAAAATGAATGATGCGAAAATTGGTAAATTATTTGTAAAAGGTAACTATCAGATTGCAAGTGGCGATCCATTTGCTCTTATGCAATCTCTTTGTGGGTTGGAAGTTACAGGTTTATTAAAAGCAAATGAATGTTATTCAAAATTTTGGATTGATAAAAATGAAGATGAAATTGTACTCTTTAGAAGCCCAATGACAAGTCATAATAATATTCGAATGTGTAATATCAATAATTCGGATGAATGTCAGTATTGGTATCAATATATGAATACTATCATGATTATAAACGGTTGGGATTCATTTTGTATGGCTGAGAATGGGGAAGATTGGGACTCGGATCTGAACTTTTCTACTAATAATCCAGTTATGAAAAGACGTTATAGATATTTACCTGCTATCGAATGTGTTCAGCGAAATGCAGAAAAAATTGTTGTTACTGAAGCTGCTGTTAAAAAAACAAATAAAGCAGGTATGGGAAATCAAGTTGGAACAATCACTAATTATGTCACATCTATGATGGAAGTTCAATCTCATTTTGAGAAAGATTCATCTGAATATAAAGAATTAGAATATAGAATAGAATGTGGTCAGCTCTATCAACAAAATGAGTTGGACAAAATTAAGGGAATCATTGCAAAACCAATGGAAAGTAGTTGGTACAATTTAGGTGCTTGCGGAGAGAATAGATATTTGCAATCGCTTTGCGCATACAGAAAGCCATACTTTATGATTTATGTTTATGATGAGACTAAAAGACAATATAAACAGTATATCAAAGAAAGTAATGCTAAGTGCTATGCTATCTACAAATGTTCTATCGAGGATTTGTATAACAAAGATAGTCTTACAAAAGAACAAGAAGACTTTCTATTTTGGTACGAAAGAAAAATGCCAGTTGGTACAGGAAATTGTTCTATGAACCAAATTTGCAAATATGTTGAAAGTCAGTTAGACGGATATAAGTCTCAGCTACATAAGGACTCTTCATTTGATTATAATATACTAAAAGTAAAAAGACGTTGTACTGAAGAACACAGACAAGCTCTGCGAGAACTTGAACAATATTATTGTGAATGTATTAAAGAATATAAAAAGAAACAGGTAAAAGAAAAAGGAATACAGTTAAATAGAACTGATATCTTTGATAAGCAGGACGAATTCGACAAATATTATCAACGTGCAAGTATGGTTGAAATGTTTAAGAAGAAAGCCGAAGAAATATGTCCAAATGATGATGAACGTATGAATATCATTCTTGATATGACTTATGGATATAAAGGTAATAGGCAGTTTTGTTGGGATTGTATTGGAGAACTAATTATTAAGCGTTTAGAAGAAATGGAGGAAGAAGTTGTATATACTGAATGAAAAAGAATATATTAGAGAGATATTAGTGTCTGGTAATAAACCAGACAATATCTCGAATGGATATTTGATAACATTGATTGCTAAGTATTATTTTGATAGAGGTAAAGATCCAAATATTCTAATTGATACAGTCAAAGCAAAGATGCTTGAATTCAATATTGAAGGATATCAGGAATATAGATATGCCAATAAAATCAAAAAGACATGTACTGATTTATATGATTCAGAATCAAAAAATCTCTTTAGGGAACTTGAGTATGTTCCTATCTATGAAAAAGAATTAAAAGTCGTGGAGTCTCTTCCAAATGATCGCCAAAAGAAATTTATGTTTACACTATTTGCTATTGCAAGATATATGAATAGTGAAGGATGGATAAATAAAAAAGACTCAAAAGGTCTTTCAGAAGTATTTAAACTTGCCAATGTTACTCTCTCATCTGATAAAAAGAATGAATTATTGCATGAGTTATATAGTAATGGTTATATTCATTTTGGGAAAAAGGTGAATAATCTTAATATCAAAATAGATTTAGGAGACACTGATGATGATATTGCTTATAAGGTAACTCAATTTGAGAATATTGGTAATCAGTACATAGGGAATTTTAAAAAAGGTTATAAGCAGTGTGCAAATTCTGGTTGTGGAAGAAAAATAAGAATAACAAAGACTGGAAGACCAAAGTTATATTGTGAAAAATGTGCAAAGGAAATAGATAAAAATAAGGCAAAAGAACGTATGAAAACCTTGAGAAACGCATAAATGTTCGAAAAACTCATTCACTAAAACCATTGATTTATAAGGCTTTTTTGCACATTTTTACAAAAAATTCGTTTTTCTTAAATGTAGATATAGTGAAATATTTACAAAAATATGATACAAAAACGATTGTCATGGAAGAAACAAACCGACAATCTTTGTATGTCTGCTCTGCTACTCTTTCGAGTGGCATTGCAGATTTAGAATGAAATCAGCTTTTCTTGGCTGATAAAACAGAGAATATAATAGTATAAAGTTCGTCTAACATATGGCTATAAGTTAGTTGATGTGATGCCATATGAAAAACTTGTGCATGTGTGATAAAACCAGTTAAGTACATCAAGCGAGACTGTACCATGCATTTCTGTGGAAGATATATAGGAATCAAACCTATGGGGAACGATTCGAAGGCGTTTTCAAACAGAACAATTCTAAAAATCATTTCTAAGATTGGTACATATTCATATTGTACTCCTCTTCTTATATGTGTCGGTGACTGTGATACAATTCTTGTAGTATGGTTGCCGATTATTCTTTTAATCTCTTATAGCTCAGTTGGTAGAGCATCGCACTGTTAATGCGAAAGTCGTAAGTTCGAGTCTTACTGGGAGAGCTTTTCTACTTTTGTAGGACTGGTTGGTTTCGGATCAGGAGATGTTAAATCTCAAAAATAAGCATGGCGACATGTATAAAGTGGTTCTTATCGTATTATAAGGCTGCGACGGTGAAATACAGTTTAACGGAAAACACATAAAATCTACGCCCAACCTTCTATTCAAGGACAACTGTTGGCGAATATGGTTGATTGGTGGGTGTCTTGAAATAGGCACTGTAGTAACGCAGAAATGTGGGTATGATTTGTGTACTATTGGTGGGAATATCGCAAGTATAACCGCTGATAGGATTTTGGTAATATCTCTTAAGTTGAAAAACAGGGATGGAATCAAAAAGCAAGGAGATCGCAATCCGAGCAGGATGGTGATGATTGGGCTGTACTCAAAAGGTACGGATGATCAAATGTACACCTCATCGTCCATAATAAGTACATACTTTTGAAAGAAATCAAATTATTTTAGGTAAATAATATTTAAAAGAAAATTACAAAACAGCAAAAGTGTGTGCGACCGCAAAGAGAAAAACAACTTATTCACCTGTAATATGGTGACATATAGCACTCGCAAGGTGTTATATGAGAAAGTACAAGTACGTGCAACTCTAATAGGCTGCAACCTATGAATCTCGCAAGGAAGAATGTGCAGAAAGAAAATCTATAATACTTTGTGGTAAGAGTTTGCCGATTATGTCAAAATCGGTGTTGTTGCTAACTACAAGCTAATCGCTTGTGTGATAAACTGTGTCCAACCACAGTAAGTGTTAGTGTATTGAGTCAAATATCTCAGCTCATATTAAGTAAGGATCTCATACTTCGGTATGGGATTTTTTATTTTGGGAATTAGTTCAGTTTGGTTAGAACGCCTGATTTGGGTTCAGGAGGTCGTGGGTTCAAATCCTACATTTCCAACTACTATCCTACTTTGTAGGAAATAAATCAAGAAAGAAGTGAAAATTATTAAGTACATTTCAAAAAATGAAATTGAAAAATTATTATTCGAAGGTATAATTAGAAACACAAGACGAGGATATGTAGATCGCAGAGGCGAACATATTGGATATTACAAGACTTGTGGTGGAAAGCGTTACATCGAAGATAAGTATGTTAAGTAGGTTTTGCCTATGAAAAATCGAATTGAATATAAAGGTTTTTATATTGACAAGACTGAAAATGGCTATCGTATCTGTAGACAAGAAGATACAGAAAAGCATACTCATCTCTCGAATCTTAATCCGTCATATAGACTTATAGACAATGTGTTATCAAATAAAATTCCAACTCGTTGTGGATGTTATTATTTAGAATCACATATTCGTTTGAGTTATGATGAAAATTATATTAGAAATATTCGTGAATATATCAAAGTAAAACAGAATAAAACGAAACAAATGTATTTTAATCCTGGCAGAAAGCGTTCTGGTGGGAATTTTTAATTTTATGGAGGAAAAGGAAAATGGCAGCTAGTAAATTAAAGTTCACAAGAACAACTACAGACAAATTAACAGTAAAGGCAGGTACACTCTCAGAGGATTGTACTACTATTACATACACAGATGAGAATGATATGGAGCAGGAGGTAAAGGTAGCTGATCTGCTTACTTCATTTAAGAATCAGGTAATTGATTTTACTGTTGCATTAAAAACAGATGAGGAGCTGGATGTTCCGTCTGATGAAGAGTAATAGAGAGTAGGTGGACATTATAATCGACTTATATAGATTAGAAAATGAAACAGATTTTGAATGGAAATTGAGATGTTGTCTTGCGAAAAAGCGCAAGGAAACAGATATGGATTGGATTGAAATTCGAGATATGCTTGGATTGAACATTACACCAGATCAGCTTAGAAAACAGGCTGTTGGATATGAAGAGTATGATAATTATATTCACAACTGTGAGGGTGCATCTGAAAGAATTTTATGTGTGTCAGATGTTCATATTCCGTTTAATTTACCTATTGATATTTTTTCAGGTTATAAGGGAATTGTAGACACTTTAATAGTCAATGGTGATTTATTGGATTGTTTTTCATGTTCTGCATTTCCTAAAAAATTCAAAATAAATCTTGATGAAGAACTTGTTTTAGGAAGACAGTATATTATTGATTTAATCAATCTGACTACACCTAAAAAGGTAATGTTTGTGATGGGAAATCATGAATACCGTATGCAAAGATACTGTTCTGATAGATTATCAAATGAATTACTTGGCATCATTCCAACAGATCCGCTAGAAATGATTGTAGACGATGGATTCAAAGTTAATGATGAAAGAAATAAAACCCAGACACAATACTCTTCTATTCGTGAAGTGTTTGAAGATTCAAATATTGAAATCGTTTATGATAAAAAATGGTGGATAAAAGAGGGTAATGTAATTTTCTGTCACCCATTAAATTATTCATCTGGTATGTTAAAAACAACAGAAAAGGCAGTCAATTATTTCTTGCGTGTAGATCGCACATTTACTGGAATCGTAATGGCTCATACCCATAAAGTAGGAAGTTTTACTCAAGGTGGAATAAAAATGTATGAGCAAGGTTGTGTGTGTGATTTGGATAAGTTGGATTATAACAACGGTAAACTTATAATTCCAAATCAGAACGGGTTTATGTATCTTGCATTGGATTCAAATGGTGACATTATTGATTCCAAGACAAGAATTATTACTAATTTCATGACAAAGTAGACCAAGTACGAGTGACTTGGTTTTTATATTATGCATAAGTAACTATGAAAATTGGGCTAATTTTCTACTTTTAATTAGTCCGATTATATAGAAATTGTGATGTTGCTGTCACAATTGTATGTATCGGAGGGAGTGTACTCAAATGAAACACTACCCTCTTTTTGTATTAAAAAAATAAATAGTTGAGAAAAAAGGAGAAAATTAAAATGACAAAGAACGAGGTATTAAAGGCAGTAGTAAATAAAGTTGAGGGAGCTTCACAGAAGGACATCGCAGTTATTCTTGATGCTTTTGCTGATGTAATTACAGAGACATTAACAGCAAATCACGCAGAATCAGTTGCAGTTGGAAAACTTGGAAAGTTTAAGGTTAAGACAGTTCCAGAGCGTAGAGGAAAAATTATGATGGGTGATCGCAAGGGTGAGGAATATGTAACTCCACAGCATGATGAGATTTGCTTTAAGATGTCAAAGTCTGCAAAACAGCTCTAATCTGAAAGGTCGTGAATTGTTTGAAGAAAAATAAATATGAAGACATTCAGATGATTGATCTTGAGGATAAGGTTGATGACATTATCTCTATTTATATCAATAGATTATATCATACTGATAAAACAGTTGGTGTAATTGTAAATAAAGAAATTGCTGAGTATATCATGGATGAACTTCTTGCGCTTGATGAAACAAGTGTTAAAGAGATTGATCTTGTAGATCATATGAATATAGACGAATATTTAGTATCGGTTGATGATAATTGTGTAATCACTGTTGTCCCTATCGAGGACTTTGGAGTTCTTGATAAAACAGATATTTTCTATATTGATATGGATGGTGATATTTCACAGGATATTATTAATTACTGTGTAAACGAGGATAAGGAAGTTATTCTGTTTGGTCAGGAAGATGATTGTGATGGTGATTGTGAAAACTGTAATTGTCATGATGAGACTTATTTACATACTTCTGAAGACGAAAATGGAAATGCTCACGGATTTACTGCTAGTAGGTCAGATGGCGACTCTTATATGAGTTATTCTTACTACTCTAGCGATGAGTTAAGTCATGAAGATATTCAGAAGATGTTAAAGGTTTTTGGATTTTAGATTATAGGATATGTTATAGAAGAATCAGTGTGTAAGTGTTTAAGAGACAAATTTGCTGATTCCGAATAACATTTGAATTTGGAGTGTGTGGTGTATGCTGCACACTCTTTTTATATGGGTAGGTCGTATAGCGGCAATTACGCCTGACTGTAAATCAGGTGCTTCGGCTTCGTTGGTTCGAGTCCAACCCTGCCCACTAATTTGATATTTCTGTTAATGGAAACAGAGAATAAATATATGTACTCATGATCGGTGTCATAGCTGATTGTGGGATTTATGGAACAGTAGGTACTTGGAGTAGCTACCAAGTATATGAGAACCTATGCCTCTCTTCTATTGTTCTATTTTTAGTTATTGGCATAGGAGAAGGCATAGGTGAAAATTGTGAAAAATACAAAACAAAGAGAATTTAATATTGAGGATTACGACTATTATGTAAGGGAATATATTCAAAAAAGTGAAGAATTAGGCAACCCAATAAAATATGATTTATTGCGGAAAGAGCCATTTAACTTACCTGATGGTAGATGGTATATAAATAATTGCCCAGATAAATCAGTTAAAACATGGGCTGATTTTGTTGATTGGTGTGGTTTTGTAGCAAAAGGTAAAACACCATCAAAGGATAAAATGATAAAACTGATTTACAAATTACAGTTAGAAAAAGATAGAGCTTTAATGTATGATGATTTTAGAGGGAGAGGTTGCTATCATCCACCATTAGAAGTGATTAAAACTTATTGGGGAACTATTAATAATATGAAAAAGGAACTTGGATTAGAAATAATTCAAGAATCCATGTTGGATAGAATTTTAACAAAAGATGAATTAGACCAAATGATAAAAGATATATGTAAATATGTAAAAGATGACAATAGAAATTTTATTACTACATCTGAAATAGACAGTGTTCATGAATGGTTGAATGCAGATTCTTTACAAAGGACAATTAAAAAATTTTATAATTGTAATCTACAAACATTATTGGCAAATGAAGGAATTTCTTTAGGCAAGAGAGGTCGAGGTATCACATTTGATTTTAGTGATGGTGAACATGTTACAAGCCAATTTGAATATATATTTTCAAAATATCTTAGAGAATTTGGATTAAAATATGGAATAGATTATTTTCGAGATGTAAAATATTCATCTTTTGTTCCATCTTATCACAGAAATATGAATTGTGATTATTTAATTCATACCAAAGATAATGATATTTATATTGAAATTGCAGGTGTAATTGAGGCATATAAAAATTATTTCTTTTCAAATAGGCAGATCACAAGCAGTAAATCTAAAGAAACATATCGTAAAGACCTATCTAAGAAACAAAAAATGTTTAAAGAAAATAATATTCATTATTATATTTTATTCCCTTGTGATTTGACAAAAGATAATACATATAACATTTTAAATAATGATTCTATAGAACTCAGAAAAAGCATTGAAGCTTTTATCAAGAATAATATAGATTGGGATAAGGTGTCTAAAATAGGCGAATTAAAATATAGTGAAGAAATAAAATGGGGAAGAAACGTTATAGATTATAGTGAAGCAGTTTAGTTATTACTACTACTGCTTCTTTTTTATATGTGAAAGGAGGTGAGATTATTGAATGGTAAAATAGCAGATAAATTAGATCCAGTTACAGATGAGGAATGGGCAGAGGTTAATGAGTTTAATAGAAATATGGTTGAAGATTACCTCAGTAATCAGACTCATCTTTCACCACATAGTTTACATGCTTATAGGTCTGCATTAAAGATATTCTTCGTATGGGTTAAAAATAATCTGAATAACAAAAACTGCATAGAAATTAGAAAGAAAGAATTTCTTCGCTATATGAATTTTCTTGCTAATCGTGGACTATCTGAAGCTGCGATTAAATTTAAAAAGTCTTCTGTCAGTGCATTGAATAAATTCATCGAGAATTTCTATGATGAGGACTATCCTACGTTCCGTAATTACGTAACTGCGGAGATGCAAGTACCAAAAACAGGCAAGGTTTTCGCAAAAGAACCATTGACTCCTGATGAAATGGATCATTTATGTTCAGTATTAGCTGAACGTGAAGAATGGCAAAAATTAGCATATGTAAAGTTTACATATTCTACTGGATGCAGACATGCAGAGAGCTTACAGTTGCTCAAAGAGGTTGTCAATTATGAGCCTAAGAAAAAAATTGTAACAATTGTCGATGAGGATGGTAAAGAGCAAGAAGTAGAATCCGTATCTTATAAAACACATGAAATTCGCTGCAAGGGACGTAGTGCCGTTGGTAAGGTTAGAAAATTGCAGTTTGGACAAGATGTAATGGACGCATTAAAGAAATGGCTTGAAGTGCGTGGCGATGATGATTGCCCTTATATGTTTGTCGTAAAAACTAAAGATGGTTCAAAGGTGCGACAGATTGGATATAGTGCATTCAATGATTGGTGTATAAATGAATTTTCTGAAATTGTTGGTAGGAGAACAACTCCACATAACTTCCGAAGAAGCAGAGCAACCAATCTTGTATGTTATGACCATCGTGCATTGGAAACAGCACAGAAACTTTTGGGACACGAATCTTCCGAAACCACTCAGATGTATGTCATTCGTGAAGATACCGAGGATGCCGATGAAGCTTTCGTCTAACATCAACAATTTAATTTAAACAAGAAAGCATAGTAACGTGATATTTGAGCCGAGAGGTGACGACGATGTAGAGAATAAATAGATATAACAAGCTGCTCACATCCAAAAGGAAGTGAGGGCGGTCTGTCAATCCGTTGATAGATTTTTAAAAGTGAGCTGTCACTGACCGATATGTGACATAAATATAAAGGTCGGTTTGCGAAATTATTGACCTTGGAACGGTCTAAAACTTCCCACTGCTTACTGCTCATTGGTGGTGTTGTTTCACGATGTACATAACATTGTATTTTGGCACAAGGAGAGGTCTTGCCTTAGTAGACGATTAACACATCTTGGCATTTGCTATTCATGTAGCATTGTAAGACCTACTACTATCCTACTTAGTCCCTTATAAGCTGGCAGTATTCCAGTGGATTATACAAAACTATATGGTGCATTCGTGTGTTGTATAAGTTGTATAATTCGAGACGAGTGCGCACGAATAGTAAGGATAGTATATCTTATCCCACCATCACCACGGATAATCGGTTTCTTCCAACCTATAATGGAATGGTGATCGTGCTTTCTACGATAGTGAGAACCGTTAATTCAAGTTTGTACTACAGTGTCTTTCGATCTTGTAGTCTTATGATTAAAACTATCCATGTAAGTTTTGCGAGAAATGGGCTATCGGTTCGTTTCTTATTTTTAGAAGCATGGAGCAATTTCGTAAGCATGAATGGACTTACCTATAGGTGACTCTCCATTCTAAAAACTGCATGTGTACAGTGCAATATCAGCTAGTTAGTGCTTTATGCTGATTTTACATATCAGAGAATTTTCAATATTCTCTTTGTCGATTGACTGGTAATCAATCGGCAGTAGATCTTACAAATCTATATAATATGAGAGGTCGCTCCTCTCCTATTATCATAGCGGAATGACGAGCAATGGAAGCTCACTTGGTTCATAACCAAGAGTATGCAGGTTCGAGTCCTGTTTCCGCAACTCAACGATTAAAAGGAAAACGAAAAAATAAAAGAAAGGAGTGTATATATAATGGCAAGTAGATTATCTATTGAAAATGATAGATTAAAAGTTGGGCAAGTAAAACGAGTAACATCGAATAATGGAAATAAAATTGATTCTATTACTCTTCTGCTTAATGAATCTGTGGAAGTTTTATTTGCGCCAAATGGAAATACATTGGAGTTTACGGTATCAAATCCAAATATTGATATGAGCAATTTGGACTGTACTATTGATAAAGAGACTTTAAGGGATTTAGTAATCAGTTTCAAAGACGCATATAACCAAATAATTGCAAACGAAAGCGAGGGGACAAATTCATGAAATTAGATCAGAAATTTAATGTAGAAAATGATATTGCAAGTGTAGACATTACGGTTACAAGTCTTGGCACTGCTGATTTGACAAGTGAGCAGGAAAAAGAATTACTTGCAAATTACAATAAATATATCGAGTATAGCAAAATTCAGTTCAAGGGAAACATCAAGCTTAATAATGGCGTTCCAGAAGTAACAACAGATCCAAAAGACGATTCTACTATTGTTGAATTGGAGATTACGGATGTAACAAATGAGAGAAAACTTATCAATGAAGATTTAGCATTTCATTTTGAAAGAGATGTAACAAAATACCCTGATACAGTATTAAATACTGTTCTTGATAAGAAGGAACTGTATGCACAGGCTCAGTGTGTATTATTTGCTACAAAAGTTAAGGAAGCTGTTACTGAGAAATTGGCTGAAATTCGTGCATTGAATAATACTTTTGAAGGAACTACAGAATATACTCTGTAAAAAATAATGGGTGGTACTTTTCCACCCTAAATATGGGGCATTAGTCAAAAGGTAAGACAATGGATTTTCATTCCATGAGTATCGGTTCGAGTCCGTTATGCCCTATTTCGTGCGGTAAACCTGATGTAAAAACCTATTTTTGGGATGTATACGAAACTTAGGCGTGTAAGCTCAACACTTACTACCGCCCTATGCCCTTTGCGGTCTTCGGACTGGTACTGTTGTAACAATAGGATACGTCCTATACAGTTTAGATGAAAGCTCGCCATTCGAGGATGGAATGAGAAAGGCGTTATCATTTTGGAATTTTTTCAAATATTAATTCTCTTAGTTTGAGTTGATATTTATCATAATGTGAATTCCAATTAAAATCTTTTGTATTATCTATAATATCTTGTTTGAGATTTTCGAGTTGTTGTTTATCTATTTTGTGTTTCATGATAATCGGCAATTCGTTAATCTCATTCTCATAAAATAAAATGGTTGCAATAATACAATTCTTATTGGCAAATAACGCAACTAATTCTTGTTTTGTACCCAATACAATTTCAGCAATACCTACTACTCTATTCGTAGTCATAGCTTTGCGAAAAAGCTCATATTCGATTTCTGAATTCATTTCAGGAATTAAATAATATGATTTATCTATGAGTATGTCTGATATTTCCTTTGATTTACAGAAATATTTTATTGAAAGTGTTCTATCTTTGTTTGATGTAATTGATTCTATATCATATTGTTCCAAAATAACATACTTATCTTCTGCATATCTATATCCTTTCACAATATCTTCATTGTGAATTTCTTTATTGCATGATGGGCAAAATTTGATATAACGTACTCTTTCCTTTGAATCTTTGCAGAGCTGATTAAGTTCTATTGAGTTATTATGAGATACTTTGACCATTTTTACAGGAATATATAAGTCTTTGAATTTGATTGCTGTTTTATATGATGTGTTCATTGGTTACTCCTTGGGTTTTTGATTAGTATGTGAAGAAATTTTAAAATTATTACATGGATATAGGACAATTTGGTAGTCCACTAGTTTTGGGAACTAGACGTTGTAGGTTCAAGTCCTGCTATCCATATTATCGCCCTATATAGTTATGATCAGTTTGGCGACTGATTGGTAAATATTAAAACTTTTTAACCGACTTTCTATAGTCGGTTTTGTTATATAAAAAATCGACTAAATAAAAAGAAAGGATGGTATATAAAATGATCACAATTAACAAGTATGCAGATAAGCCAAATCGTGTATGGCTTGAATTATATGGACTTTCTACAGATGAAAAGCCAATTGGTAAATTTGAAGATGTTTTCGTAGGGAATGCTTCAACTTATTATGAGATGGATAGTAAAAAGTCTTACATTTACGATGAAGAAAATCAAAAGTGGTGGGAGGTGTAACATATGGATCTTATTACATTAGCCGCCGCCAAAGGTTACGTTGGAGAAACTGCCGATTCTCTCGGAGCAATAAAAGGTGCTCCTGCTACTATCAAATCAATTACAGAAATTGATGGTGGTCATAGAGTTACATTTGAATGGACTGGCACAAGTGGCACAAAACAGACTTCCACTCTTGATGTTATGAATGGTGTAAACGGAACAGACGGTAAGAATGGTGCAAAAGGTGCGAAGGGAGATCCTGGTCAAAATGGTCAAGACGGAATAAATGGTCAGGATGGTATTGGTATTTCAAAAATTGAAAAGACGAAAACTGAAGGTCTAATTGACACATATGTTATTACATTTTCTGATGATTCTACATTTGAATACACGGTTACAAATGGTAAAGACGGAAAGAATGGTTCGGGTTCTTCTACAGGCGAGGAAAATGTCATCGAATCTATCAAGGTCAATGGTGTCGTACAGACTGTTGCGGATGATAAATCAGTTGATATTACTGTACCAACCGTAGATGTTAATAAGAATTATGTAGATACAGAACTTGCTAAGAAAGCAAATACTTCTGATATTCCATCTCTTGATGGATATGTGACTGATGAAGAATTGACTGCAAAAGGTTATCTGACCTCTCATCAGGATATTAGCGGTAAAGTTGACAAAGTAAAAGGTAAATCGCTGATTTCTGACACTGAAATTGAAAGATTAAAAAGTGTCAAGAATTATGATGACACAGAGATTAAGACTGAATTGACAAAGAAAGCTAATTCTACTGATGTTACAAAGGAAATTTCAGATAAGATTGCAGAGGTCGTTTCTGATGCACCTGAGAGTTTCAATACTCTAAAAGAAATCAGCGATTGGATTTCAAGTCATGAAAACGATGCGTCTGCCATGAATAGTGCTATCAAGGATAATAAGAATGCTGTTACAACATTACAGACTGATAAAGCAGACAAGACAGAAATTCCAACAGTTCCAACAAATGTATCTGAGTTTACAAATGATGCAGGATATCTTACTAAGCATCAAGATATTTCTAATCTTGTTGTAAAGGAAGAAGGCAAGGAATTATCTTCTAATGATTATACAAGCGAAGAAAAGACTAAACTTGGTGGTGTTGGAACTTCACAAGGTAGAAATCTAATATCCTATCCATATTATAATGGAACAAGTTATGAATCAAATGGAGTTACATATACAGTAAATGAAGTCGATGGTACTATCACTGTCAATGGTACAGCTACAAAAGAATCTGATTTCAGATTGATAAGTCCATATGATACTTCTGATAGGAAAATACTTGAACTTGGACAGACTTATACATTGTCAGATGGCGTGAATCAACCTAATAGCAATGGTTATCAAGCACCTATATATTTCCAGTTTGTAAGAATTGATGCAACAAAGAACGATTTTAATTATGGTATCAGTACAAATTATGGAAATATGACTTGGACTGCTAGTGATGCTAATTTGTTACAGTATGGTATCCGAATTGTTGTTAGAAGTGGCGTTACTGTTGATAATGTAGTATTGAAACCGATGCTTGAAATTGGCGCTATTGCACATATGTATGAGCCGACAACCGAAAGTAATATTAGTTTAAAATCTGCAATTAATGGCAAAGCTGATAAAAGTAAGGTTGCAGATGTTAATTGGACTTCTGTTGATATTTCTAGTGTTGATGAAAATACAAGTGCAGGAGCGACAATTAACTATTGCATTAAAAATGGAATATGTTATATGAGTATTTTGAATATTGGGTTTAAGACAGCAAACCAAGCAATAATATTGGGAGCTAATTCAATTCCAAAGCCAAGTTCTGATTATTGTTGGTGTCCTTTAGTTTGTGTTGCTGATCCATCATATGGCGTATTAATTCATCCTAATTTAAGTGGTGGATTGGAACATCATGTTGTAGGATTAACAAGTCAAGTATATAGTGGATTATTTAGTTACCCTGTTGCAGAATCTTAAAAGTTATAGCAGTTGAGTGGTTATTGCTACTCTTCTGCTTGTTTGGAAGAAAGAGCCGTTTCCTTTGGAGGCGGTTCTTTTGTTATATACACCTTTAGCTTAATTGGTAAAGCAACGATCTCCAAAATCGTCAGATCTATGTTCAAATCGTAGAAGGTGTGCTAAGTGAAGTGAATTGCGCTTTCATTGAAAATTTAATATTGGAAAGTTTGAGAAGTCATTTCGTATTAAGTGGCTTCTTTTTTATATTGAAATAAAAGGAGGTGGTCGTTAGTTTGGCTACGACAAAAGAGACACAGCCCACAAAATTAACGGCTGCACAATTAAAGAAGAAAGTTGAAACACAGGAAGAGAAAATCAAGTCACTTAAAGAAGGTGCTTGGTGCTATATGTGTGATACACATAAAGCAAGAGATAAATTTTATATGAGTACAGATCCTATGAGTAAAAGTGGTCTTACTCCAATTTGTAAAGATTGTGCTCGTAGAATAGCGTTAAAAGTAGACAATAAAAATGTTGAACATGAGCCAGATAAAGAGTCTGTAAAGCTCGCATTGAGATATTTAAATAAACCCTACCTCGACAGGATATGGGATTCAAGTATGCAGGAAATGGAAAACCTTGCTTCTGGGAGAGTTAAATCTAATATTTGGGTTGCATATATCCGTCAGATCTCAATGGGACAATATAATGGTATGACATATTTTGATTCTGATTTTTATAAAGTCAAAACAAATATATCAGAAGATAGTTTTGACAATTCTTCCGTAGAAAATGAAGATAGTTCAGATGAAGAAATAATGTCAGCTTATGAACAGAATAAAAAAGATGCTATAAGGCTATTAGGCTATGATCCATTTTCAAAAGAATCAACTGCTGAACAGCCTTTTTTATATGCAATACTTATTGGTTATTTGGATGCTGCTGAAGAAGCAAATGATGATAGAATGCGACTCTCCTCTATTATTGAAATTGTAAAAGGATTTAATCACATAGAGAAAATGAATGATATTATCGCAAGGCTTATGAATGACTACACAAATATTGAAGCAAATATATCTACCATTAAAAATCTCGAAGATACAAAAAGTAAAATTACTGCTTCTGTATTGAAACTTGCAGCAGATAATGGAATTTCGTTAAAGCATAGTGTTAATTCGACTAAGGGCGAAAACACATGGACTGGAAAAGTCCGTAAAATGAAAGAAATGAATTTACGAGATGCAGAAGTAAATTTATATGATGCGGAATACTCTGCTGGTCTAAAGCAAGTTGCAGATATCAGCAATGCTTCTATCTTAAAGCAGATTATGTTAGACGAAAATGATTCAGCAGATATGATTATTCAACAGAGAGAACTTATTACAAAATATAAGAGAATTGCTGATGAGTATGAAGAAAAAGCCCGTATTTTACTCAGAGAAAACATTGACTTAAAAGCTCTCGTAAAAGAAAACGGAATCAATATTGAGGAGGATTAGTTATGGCGTTTGAGACTACTGAATCTGGAATATTGATACCTAAAAATTATGAAATTTATGTCAAACCAACTGAATTTCAAATATCTGAAAGGAAGTTGGAAGGATATAAAAAATTAGCGGAAATAAAGCAATTTGGGATTAAATACCCGACAAAATTTATGAAAGAATTTATAGGAGTTGAGCTTCTTGATGCACAAGAATATACTTTTATGAATTCATGGACAAAACCATTTGTGTTATGGTTGGAAAGTCGTGCCGCAGGAAAGACGACATTACTTGCTTTATTTACCATAATAAAGGGACTTCTGTTCAACAACTACAGAACGTACATTTGTTCAGGAACAGCAGACCAGTCCCAAGAAACTTTTAAGAAGATCGAAGATATTGCATTAAAAAATATTGAATCAATGACTGGTCTTACAGATGTTTTTAAAAATGAAGTTGAAATATCGCAAGCAAACTCAAATGGATTTATCCACAATCCAATGGGATTTACATATAGGTTGTATAATGGTAGTTTTGTAAAAACATTGAATAGTAATATCAATGCCAAAAGAGGTAAGAGGTGTGAGTGCGTCTGTTTTGATGAGGGCGGCTGGCTCTCAGAAGAAGAATTTAATGTTATTGGTGCATTTACAACTCTTGATTCAAATTTCAAACTTGGTGGAAATATTGATATATCTTCTCTTCCAAAGGAATTTCCACATCAGCTCTTATATGCTTCTTCTGCTTCTTCTATTGACACAGCTTTTTATCAAAAGTATCGTGATTTTTCCAAGAAAATGATGTTAGGTGATCCAAAATATTTTGTAGCAGATATTAACTGTGATGTTGTTATTAATGCTACTTTTCATGGCAAACCTTATGTTCCACTTTTGAATAGAGAAACCGTTGAGACAGAATTAAGAAATAATCCAGAAAAAGCTCAACGTGAGTATTATAATAAATTCACTCAAGACGGGAATGTGAACCAGATTATTAAAAGAGCTTTAATTGTTCGTAATTCTTACACTCGTCCACCTGTGTTATGTAATGATACCAATGAAAGAACATTTGTTTTAGCATATGATCCAGCACGTTCAACCGACAATTCAATTCTGGGTATAGGTGAATTACTTTATAACGAAGAAGATGGATACACAATGGATATTGTAAATGTTGTGTCATTTTCTGATTTAGGTCTTAGGAGAAAGACCCCCATGATGACTCAAGACCAGATAAAAGAAATTAGGAAAATACTTCTTGATTATAACGGTGAAGCTTTAGATTATGATAATATTGAAATTTTCTTAGCTGATGCTGGTTCTGGTGGAGGTGGGAACTCTTGGGTTCGAGATAGTTTAATTGAAGATTGGAAAGATAAAAAAGGCAATCCTCACCGTGGTTTATTGGATAAGGAATATAACAATGGTGATGTATATGCTAAAAGATACCCTAATGCAGTTGAAAAACTGAAATTGATTGAACCATCAAAATATAAATCTGAAATGTTTGAGGCTTTAATAAAAATGGTTGAAGCAGACAAAATTCATTTCACAGAAAAATATGATAACAAAGGTTATCTTAATATCATGGAAGTTGACACCAAACTTATGAATGAATCGGAAGAAAAGATTCGTGCAGAATTAGACAAATTGGATTTGAGCATTGATAAATATGAAAATGAACTGGAAGAAAGACTTTCATTGATTGAAGCTGCTAAAACGCAAGTGTATAAATTAACACCTGATGAAGAAGTCGCATTAGTTCAGATTGATGCAATGAAAGAGGAAATTGTTAATATCTGTAGAAATAAGCGTGAAGGTGGTAAGGATTCATTCAAACTTCCTGCGTATAAAGACGCTGATACAGGAGCTTCAGAAGCTACTATGCATGATGACCGTGCGTATGTCTTGGCTATGCTTGGATGGTATTTATCTGAAAAACGAATGGATCATATCAGAAACAAGAAACGTACAAACAACTTTGACATTACCAAAATGGTAGGTGTCTCAAAACGCCCTAAAAAATGGGGATTCTATAACTAAGGAAAGGAGGAAATCAGAAATATAAATGGCAACACAGAAATCAAATAATTCTGCAAAGAAATCAGTGCAGACAGAACCATCACCAACTCGTAAAAATGAGCTGACTACTTCTACTCAGAAGTATGCACAGATGATTAACTTTCAGGAATTACAACGTATCTTACAGCAGAATATATCAAAAGGTACATCGAAGACATATACTCAATACACAAAAGAGAAACTTCAATCATACATAAAAAGTCCTCTTGCCAATATTGACAATCTTCGTGATATATCTGCTTTCTTATATCGTATCAGTCATAACTATAAAAAGATTATAGAATATTATGCTTACACTCCTATCTTTAGTTATAACGTATCTTACAATACTCCCGATTGGGCAAATCCCCCACAGGATGCATCCGAATATATTAAAGGATATCAAGAACTTTGTACCAGATTAGATAAAATGGATCTGAAAGCAATGGGTTCACAAATGATTGCTACTTGTTTAAGGGATGGTATCTATTGTGGATTTTGTTACGATGATGGAGATTCGTTTTTTATACATCCACTTGATCCAAAATATTATAAAATCGGTTCTCGTGCAGAAAAAGATACATGGATTGTAAAATTCGATGCCTCTTATTTTGATTCTGGTAACAACAAGGATTTCTTATATGGTACTGGTAGCGAAACTGATTCAGAAGAAGGCTTATGGGATGATGTTTTTGTAGAAGGCTACGAAACATATAAATCAAAAGGTAATGACTATAAATGGTTTGAATTACCACCAGAGAAAACTATCTGTATTATATGTGGTGATGATCCAGTTGTACCACTGCCATACTTCTTACCCGTATTCGTATCACTCTTAGACTTGCTTGACTACGAAGCTCTTATTCGTTCTAAAACAGAACTTGAAAATTATGTTCTTCTCTTATCAAAAATCCCTATGAATGAAAACTCAGGCGAAGTAAATGACTTTGCCGTAGACCTTGAGATTGTACAGGCTACTCAAGCTGCGATTGATGAAGTATTACCAAGTCTTGTTGGTTCGGCATGGACTCCATGTGAAGTTGAAAAGATTGAGTTTGGTAATAAAAATCAGGTTGATGATACAAATGTATATTCACAGGCAATTAAGAATCTATTCTCTTCTCTTGGAATTTCAGAAATGATATTCAATGGTCAAAAATCTGGTTCTGTTGGTCTTAAACATTCTATTACAGTTGATATGACACTCCCTATGGAATTATTAAAAAGAATCGAAGCAAACATCCAGAGATATGTCAAATTAAATATCACAGAGGATTTTGATTTTTATTTTCATTATGTATCTGTATTTGACCTCGATTCGAAAATGTCACACAAAAAAGACAAAGCTACATTAGGTATTGACACTATGGATTATGCAACGCTTGATGGATCTTCTCCTTTAAGAGTAATAAATAATGCTTTTATGGTGAAATCATTGGGATTGTTAGAATATTTTACGCCACTTTCTTCTTCTTATACACAAAGTAACAAACAAGGTGGTGGTCAGACTAAGAATGATGATGATCTTTCAGATGAAGGACTTGCTACTAGAGACGGTGAAAAAGATGAAGGAACACAAGCAGGACAATAAGGAGTAAAAGGATGAAACAGAATTTTATAAAGACATCAGATTCTGAAACAGCTTCTAAGATGACAAATCTTGGCTTTCAGAAAATTGATGAACAAAATGGTATTTATACTTTTCTGAATACTGATAATTTGATGTTTTCAGATGATATAGATAAATCAAAGATTCAGTATAGTAATATGCTGAACATTTAGCCACTCTCCTATTTCGAGTGGTTTTATTTTTGCCTAAATTTTGAAGAAAGGAGAAGAAAATGGCTAAGAAAAGACTTCGTTATATAGAAGATTTGTATGATTTCTATTCAAATAAATACAAACGTTCTACGAAATTCAGTGCCGAAAAAACTGGTGAACCATTGGTTGTTCAAGTACATGGGCGTATAAATTTTGATGAGTCAGACAAGAACAAAGATGGGCTTCTTCCAGTTCATTTACAGTCATGCCATACAGATTTAAATGTAAACGGCTCTAATATTGAATCTTCTGTCATGGAAGCTGCTCTTCCATCTTTTAGCAATCGTCCTATTCTTGGATACATTCACAAGGTAACAACTGATGAAAATCCAGAAGGTCAGTGGGAATTTTATTCTCATAATATGCATGAAGACGAGAATGGTGATGTGGTTTATGATGAATATCCTATTGGAATCATACCTGAAAGTTGCAATGCACAGTTAGTTTATGATGAAGAAAAAAAGAAAACTTATTGTGAAGTTGATGGATATATTTTTGAGGAATATTCTAAAGCTGCTGAAATTTTACAACGTGAAGAAGAATGCTCTGTATCAGTCGAATTGTCAATCCGAGAACTCAGTTATGACGCAAAGCAGAAGTTCTTAAATATTGAAGATTTTTGGTTTTCTGGTGTGACAATTCTAGGAAAAACACCTCAAGGCAATGAAGTAAAGCCTGGAATGACTGGTTCAAATATTAAGTTGGCAGATTTCAGTTCTAAGAATAACAGTTTATTTGAAGATTATGAGTCAAAAATGGTTGAACTACAAGCACGAATTGAAAATTTAGAGACTGCTTGTTTCAATAAAGAACAGAATTCTTCTGTTCGCACATTATCAAAGGAAGGAGGAAATAAAGAAAGTATGACAAAATTTGAAGAGTTACTTGCTAAATACAATAAAACAGTTGAAGATGTAACCTTTGATTATTCAGAATTATCAGACGAAGAATTAGAGGCTAAATTTGCAGAAGTATTTGGTGAAGACAACAATACAGATGGTGACAATTCTGGTGATAATACAGCGAATGAACCTTCTAATGATAATGAAGGTGATGGAGAAAACACTACTGAGCCAGAAGGAACTACTGATGGAGATAATGAGGGCGAAGGTCAGAATTTTGAGAATATGACAAAGACATTTGAAATTTCTCATGATGACATTCGTTATGCTTTATATAATCTCTTATCTTCTTATGAAGACGCAGATAATGAGTGGTATTACATTACTGGTATATATGATTCTTACTTTGTTTATGAAAGTTGGGATGGCGGTAAAATTTACGGTCAGAAATATACAAAAGATAATGACAATGTATCATTTGATGGTGAACGCTATAATCTGCACAAAGAATATCTTACCGATTCAGAATATACAGAAATTCAGGACATGCGTTCCAACTACTCTTCTGTTGTAGAGGAATTAAACACATATAAATCTGCTGAAGTATTTGCAGACAAGATGACTGTATTTGATGACGAAGCATATTCAGAATATCTTGATACAGATGAGTTCAAAGCACTTATGTCTGAGGATTCTGTAAACAAATATTCTAAGGAAGAGTTATCTGAGAAGGCTGATGCTACTCTTGGAAAACTTGTTAAAAAGAATAAGACATTCTCTTTTGCAGGTGAAACACCACAGAAGAAACATGTGAGCAGAGTTGCGTTTAATGCAGAAAAAGAAACGGAAGATACATATAAACCATATGGCGATCTGTTTGATTAAATCAAAAACTAAATAACTTTATGAATTAGCACTTATGGAAAATCCATAGGTGTTTTTTATTGCACAAAAATTAGAAATTTTAAGGAGGAAATAAAACTATGGCTAGTAATTTCATTTCATATACTAAGCACGGTGTTGCTGAGTCAACTTTACTTAAGGCTACAAAAGTTGGTCATCACTACAACTTAGTAAATGAGTCTAAGGACATTGACAATGGTTCTGTTGCTGTAATTGGTGACAGAAAGAAAGCAGATGTGTTTGAAGCAAAAGTTCCTGCAAAGGGAGACAAAATTGTTCTCATTTTAACTGCTCCAAAGATTTATGAGGAATATACAACAAAGATGCAGGAGGAATCTAACTTCTACAATGGTAAGGGTGAAGTTATGAGAGCTTACGAGATTCAGGACACTGATAGATTCACACTTTCTACAGAAGCTTTCAATTCTGATGCAGAATTAGCTGTTGGAAAATATGTATTCGTAGATGGTACAGACTTCAAGCTTACAACTGGTGAGAAACCAAGTATGACTGAGTATGGTTTTGTAGGACATATTTACGAGGTTGCTGCAAATGGAAATTATCGTATTTGGGTAGATAAGAATGCCCAGGTATATGCGTAATTCGGTAGAAAGGAGGATTAATATACTATGCAGAGATTAAGATTTAATGAAATGAGCGATGTAATCGTTGAAAAGTTTGATGAGACAAAATATAAGAACTTCTCTCGTCTGTGTGTTGACACAGCAAAAGGTACTGTAAAGCAGTATTCTATCGAAGAGGCAAATGATAAGATTCGTAAGACAATTATCGAGATGGCAGGTCTTTCTGAGACTCCGACTCCTAATGAGGTAAGAAAGGCATTTAAGAAACAGTCTGTAAGAGAAGCCGTATTCGAGGTTATTGAAGAGACTGTTGAAGATACTCTTGTATCTGGTTGGACAAGTTCACCTGTATTCCAGAAGTATGTAGAGGTTAAGACTCTCGCTCTTGGACAGACAAATAAGTTCTATACAAAAGATCCTTGCATTATCACTGTTGCTGAGATTGCTGATGGTCATCACAGTATTGAGAGACAGAGACTTGGTGCTGGTAAGGAATTCGGTGTAAGCGTTAAGTCTTATGGCGCAAAGGTTTACATGGAAATGTCAAGATTCCTTCAGGGCGTTGAGGATTGGAGTGAGTTAATCAATAAGATTGCAGAAGCTTTCACAAGATTAATCAATACTCTTCTTCATGAAGCTGTTATGAGTGCTGGTACTTCTCTTCCTGTTCCTGCTAAGTGGAATATCCGTGGTGAGTTAAATGCAGCTAACCATGATAAGTTTGTAAAGCTTATTTCTGATGTTCAGCTTGCTACAGGTGGTGTCGCTACTATCGTTGGTACAAAGGTTGCTCTTGCAGGATTAAAGAACCTTGGAGATGTTCAGTGGGTTTCTGAAGCTGCAAAGAACGATGTTTATAACACTGGTAGAATTGGTACATTTGAGGGTACTCAGATTATCGAGCTTCCACAGGCATTTAAGGAGAATGACGTAGAGCATTACCTTGAAGACGATACAAAGCTTCTTATTCTCCCATCTAACATCGACAAGTTTGTTAAGATGTACTATGAGGGAATGGATGAGACTAAGGAAGTATCTGAGTCTGGTGATAATGCCGATGATACAAAAGAGTACGAGTTCAAGTCTTGTTTTGGTATCAAGACTATGACTAACACAAGATTTGGTACTTGGACAATCGGTGCGTAATCCATAGAAATATTGGGACTGTATATCTAAATGATATGCAGTCCTTTTTGAATTGAGCGAAAGGAGAAAATATAAATGGCTTATCAGAAGAAAGCTACAACTACTTCTGCCGCAAAAACAAAGGCAGAAGATACAAAGGTTGAAAAAGATACAGTAAGGGAAACAGTTGCAGAGGCTAAAAAACCCAAGAAGTATGAACCAGATGATTTAATTCCATGTCGTTCTATGTATGCAGGTACTCTTCTATTTACTGGTGATAAGACAAAGATTACATATGAGTTTAGTAACATGGGTGATTTCAGATATATTGAGTATCAGGACTTACTCTCAGCCTTGCTTGTTCGTAAGAAGTCTTTATTTGCACCTTATATCATTATTGAGGATGAGGAGCTGCTTGAAAATGTACATTGGCAGGAAGTTAAAAAAGTATATGATGGTTTATATGATAGAGAGGATTTAATAAATCTTATCAATCTTCCTACTATGCGTTTTAGTGAAGAGTTTAGAAAACTTCCATCTGGTTTCAAAAATACAATCGCAACAATGGTTTCTGAAATGATTTCAGAAGGAACTTTTGACAGTATGAATAAAATCAAGATTATTGATGAGGAATGCGGTACTGATTTGAAGTTACTTGCTGAGTAATATATTGGAGGTGTTATATGAATATCTCCTACGAAAAAGTATTCGACAGATACTTTGGATTAATTGATGATGTCAAAGAATTGTCTTTAAAAGAGTCTGATTTGCATGAAATATTAGCAGAACGTTTACATTCTGCTATCTCTAGTCCATTTATTCGTAGATTATTTTCCACATTAAAACTTGATGATGAAATGGAACAGTTTGAATTTGAATTAACAACTTCTGTTGATGAGTATTCTGATGAAGAATTTGTTATTGAACTGTTTAGCAAAGGTATGGCTATAAAATGGCTTGAACCAAAAGTTAAATCATTGGAAAATACTGTAAGGTTTTTCGGTGGAAAAGAAGAAAAAAAATTGAAGGACGATTTTTCATTGAATAAGGCATTGCTGAAAGAAATGAAAATTGAACAGCAAAAACTTATTCGTGATTATGGTTTTGCTTTTAAACCATATTCGTCAACGGAGTCCTAATATGCAATATATATATGGTGACTTCACAGACAAGCAAATCAATGAAGCAGTTCGTGCAATGCATGGCGACATTCACAAACTACTGCTCTATAAGGACAAAACAATTGAAGAGAAAATATTTGAAGATGATGAAGCATTTCTCATCTTCTTTGAAAACGTTATGTTTAAATTAGGCGGTACAAAAACCTTATTTAATGATAACGGACTTATGGTAACTCTTATGGCAACTTTACAAGGTGCTATGGATAATTTCAAGAGCGACCATTTTAGTTACAAAAAATTCCGTAGGGCAATCTTAGATTCTCACGGATATATTAAGCAGATGTTTGAGGGAGGTGTAAGCGATGCCGAGTCTACAAACAGCTAGGCGTGTCGCAAATGCCAAGAACAACGGTGCTAAAACGATTGGTCAGATTTATAAGGAACAGTCTGATTGGGCGATGGAACAGACATTTGAAAACGACATCGCTACAAAGACTTGTTATATCTATGACCATTTTCATGATGACTTTTTCACAGATGAACACGGAATCACACGTTCTCTTGCTGAAGGTATGACTTATGAAAATACCAATAAGACAAAAATTGATGCAAAGTTTATTATTAAATCTTATCAGTCAATGGATAAAGACCAAGTGGAATACTATCTTATGTTTCGTCCAAGTCAGCCTGTAAGATTTAATGAGGGCGATGACCTTTATTATTATGAGACTGATTTTAAGAAACGTTATTCTGCGACATTCCCGATAGGACTCTGGGTGGATTTACCTGATGATAGAGGGGTATATCATAAATGGTTAATTTGTAGAAATGAACCTGCAAATCAATTCCCAAAGTATCTGATTTTGCCAGCCAATTACGAACTTATGTGGGTGGAAAAAAATAATGAAAAACGTATCAAGCGTAGAATGTGGTGCGTTTTAAGACAACAAATGTCTTATACATCGGGAGTTTATGTAGACCGTGTATTTGGGCATACAGATAACCAAAATAAGTTGATACTGCCAATGAATTCTATCACAGAAAAATTCTGGTATACGGATGATGATTCAAAGAATATGCGAGTAATTGTTAGTGCATTGATGGAGAATCCTACCGTGTGGAAAATTACGAAATGTGAATCGGCTTCTCCACTTGGATTGCAAAAACTTACACTGTACACCAATTTCTTTAATGAGCATACTGATTATGTTAATCTTGAAACAGGCGAAATGTATGCGAACTATTTCGATTCAGAAATCGCACCAACAGATCCATCTACTCCAACCACTCCCCCATCTTCTATTACAGCAAGAATTTCAGCATCCACCTCAACAATCAAAGTAGGTGGCTCTTATAAAAATCTTACAGTAAATCTATTCAATGATTCCAATGAAGATATTACAACTGAATATGTTGATGCAACTTTTACATGGACTTGCTCTATTGACGATGAAGATTGGACTGATAAAGTTACATGGCGAGCTGGTACAGAATACAATCAAAAGAAAGTAAAGTTTCCTAATGACAGTTCCGTTATCGGCAAAATATTGTCTGTTAAGTGTGAAATTGTTAAGGATGACTTGCCGATTAAATCTGAAATTTTGCCGCTGGAATTAACTGAATAGGAGGTGTTTGTATATGGAAAAAAAATTAATTACAAAGAATGACTTGTTAAATAAGCTTCGTGCATATAAGACTACTCCTGATGATGAAAATATTCAGTATAAGAAAAAGATTGAGAAAGCACTTATGCTTAATCCATGTCTTTTATATGCACTTAATGAAAAATCATTAGAATCTGAACTCTTTGACGATGATGGTAATATCAACTGGGAATGGAACGAAGATACAAAAGAGTATGAACCTCTTGGAGAATGGGATAGATATTTCGGTGGAACATCCAATATCCGTCCTTATTTGTTTATCCCTGACACTCAGACGGAGGTAAAACATTATATTTGTTACCAAGTATCTTTTGATGAAATGCCTCGCTATCAGGATACATTAAAGTATACGAATGTTACATTTACTATTTTTGTTCATGGTAATGACAGAAATGATAAATTAACTGGTGTTCCAAGACACGATCTTATTGCTTCTATTATAAGAGAGCGATTTAATTGGTCAAATATATTTGGAATGCAAACACATCTTGTATCATCAAAGGAATCTACAACGGATAATAATTATCTTGTTCGTACTCTCGTATTCCAAGTTGTTGACACTAATGGAATTCATAAAACAACAGATAAAAAGTCTTCTATTATGAATTACGGTATAAGGCGGTGATTGTTTGGATGTATTAGAAACATTGGATAGTCTTCAATCTGCTGCTGAAGAAGATATAAAAAAGAAACAAGAAAAAAGTCATAATCCAGAATACCATTTTGACAAACTTAAAATGTATTTTGGTGAAGATTATACAATAAATGGTATAACTATTTCAATTCCAACAATAGGAGATATTTTAAATATTGGCGAATCAAAATTTTACCAAGCAATTTCTCCATTTCTGAGTAATTCTACTTCTATTCGAGTTCTTCTTTATGATGTATTTAAAAAGGATTGGAACAAAACAAAAGATATTGAAGTGTTTTATATCTTATATCAATTGCTCGAAGATAAAGAACCGTTAAAACTACTATTCAAAGATTTTAGTTTTGATGGATTTGAACTAATTCAAGCAAGAAAAAATGTTGACGATCCAGAATACAATCATCTTGCACTTTTTAATCAAGATAAAAATATGATTATTTATGATGATGAATATATGAAAATTGCTGAATTTATTCGTACAATGATGAATCAGCACCCTAAAGTAGAGCGTGCAAAAGGTAAAACAACAAAACAGTGGATACTACAGGAAGATAGAATGAAAGCTGAACAGGATGATAAAAAGAAAGGCGAATCGACTCTTTTACCACTTGTTTCGAGTTGTATAAATCATCCTGGGTTTAAATATAAGTTGGAAGAATTAAAACAAGTGAATATATGTCAGTTTATGGATTCTGTAAACAGAATTCAAAAATATGAACAGGGAACGGCTGCATTACATGGGATCTATGGCGGTATGGTGTCAGCCAAAGATATTCCCGAAGACTTAATCAATTTTATGGGCGAATTATAATCGCTCATTTTTTATTGCATAAAAATAACAATTTTAAAGGAGGAAAATAATTATGGCATTTAAATTAGGTGACGTAATCGTAGATAGACTTCAGTTTGGTTACGGTGCAAAGTCTAATGGTACACCTCTGTATGCTTTAACACAGCTTACACAGGCAAATATTGATATTACTGCTGACTCAACAGATATCAATGATAAGGATGGAAACCTTGTATATCGTAAGTATACAGGTAAGAAAGGTGAGGTTACTGCAACTAACGCATTCCTTAATCTTGCTGTTGTAGAGACTATTTCTGCTACTGATGCCGAGATTGCAACCGCAGATAATGGTATTGTTATGCCGATGATTCAGATCGTAAAAGCTGGCGAGACATTGGATATTACGGGATTTATTGAAGGTTCTATTCATGTAAATGCTCTTTCTACAAAAGGTTCTATGGGTAAGGACGAATTTAAGAAAGGATCTGCTGCTTCTGCTACTGAATATGCAATTAAGCATACTGATGAGGTAAAAGATCCAGGAGATCAGCATGTAACAACTCCTGCGAGTGATGTATTAACACCGCCTATTGCAGATGGTGAAACTCAGTATATTATAAAGTATAAGAAGACAATTAAGAGTGGAGCAAAGATTACTAATTCTGGTAAAAAGTTCCCTAAGTCTCATGAGTTGTTCTTCAAGGCACTTGTAGTAGATAAGTGTGAAACTGATGTATTAAAAGCAGCTATCATTCATATCCCTTCATTTATGCCAAGTCCTGAATTCTCACTTGCATTACAGGGTGGTGATTCTCAGACGATGGATTATAAGGGTTCTATGATGTTAAATGCTTGCTCTACAGATGGAGAACTTTTCTCTATTTATTATATTGATGAGGAAGAGGACGACATCGAATTATAAGGACACGTAGGGCGGTTTAACTACTGCCCTCTTCTTACAAGGAGGAACAATGACAAAGAAAGAATTGAGAACTTGTGTGCTTTGCGGTAAAACTTATTCATTTTGTCCAGTTTGTAATCCAGAAGATCGTTTGAAGCCAACATGGTATTTTTGTTGGTGCTCAGATAATTGCCATGAAATTGACGAAGTGACTTCTGCTTTTGAAGATGGACGCATGACAGATATCGAAGCAAAAGCAAAATTAGAAAAATTGGATTTAAGCAGAAAAGAATACTTTGGCGAAAGTTATAAGAATTCTATTGACTCTATCATGAAGGCAAAAGCACAAGTTATTAAGAAAGAAAATAAAAAGACAGAGGTTAAATCTGTCAAAAAAGATATTGTTACAAAAGTCGAAAATGAGACTGAAAGTAATGTTGAATAGTGATTTTAAATAAGGGATTATAACATACCACTATTCAATGTTGTAATCCCTATTTTTTACGCTATTCAACCGAGGAATAAAAAAGGATGATAATTGAAAGTAATTTAAAACCAAGAAATTACACCGAAAAAGAAGTTGTTCGTATATATAATCGAGATCAACAAACTTTTTACATCGACTCTAATGTTTATCCAGTGGATGTATATACGAGTTATAGTCCTAAATGTGAAAAGAAAATTATTATAATGACTTTTATTAGAAACGACACAAAAGAAGTTTATAAGAAATGGTGTAATCATGAATTAACATAGGAAGGAGGAAACTATTATGGCAGTAACTGAAAAAGATATTACATTGTGTGGTCATGGATCAGGAACTCCGTCTACTAAAAATATGTATACATATCTTGAAAGCAGATACAAAAGCATTGCTCCAAACGGAAAACATAAGGGAGTTATTGCAGTAAGACGATTAAAAAAAATTACTGATTCTGGACGAAAAAAGTTTCATGACACATACAAAACCATTCTAGGTCGGAACTCATATAATCAGTCGTTACGACCATATGTATATACTCCATATAAGGGGAAGTATTATTCAGACTGCTCTTCTAGTGGATGTGCTACGTTTAAGAAAATTGGATATAGTGTACCGTTACTAAATACGGCAGGAATTTATACAAGTTCATTGTTTGAAACTGTTCCTGTAAAGATTAAAAATGGTCATATTACAAATCCTGAAATTTTAAAGGTCGGAGATGCAATATTATTTGTTGGAACTGATCCGTCTCGTCCAAAGCAGATAGGACATGTTGAATTTATTTATACAATCACTTCTACAGCTAATAAGCCTACATCAAATAAAAAATCAAGTTATTATCCTAAGTGCGCAAGTAAGTGTACTACTATTTCGTCTGCATTGGATAGTATCAAAGTAGATTCATCAAAAGCACATCGTACTAAAATTGCAAAAGCTAATGGAATTGCTGGGTATGTAGGAAGTTCAGATCAAAACACACGACTTCTTTCATTATTAAAAGCAGGAAAACTCAAAAGAGTATAAATTATAGGAGGAAAAGTCATGAATAAAATTAACTGGAAAGTTCGTTTTAATAAAGAAAATATTTTATTTATTTCGCAAGTTATAATTTCTGTTGTAATTCCGATTCTTACGTACTTTGGTTTACAAGCTTCAGATTTAACAACTTGGTCAAAAGTATGGGAAACATTTGTACAAGCAATTAGTAATCCATATGTAGTAGTAATGGTATTAGCTTCATTATTTAATGCAATTACCGATCCAACAACAAAAGGAATTGGAGATTCTTCTATTGCCCTAACTTACAACAAACCTAAAGATTAAGGTGGTGTGTTATGGACGAAATAGAAGCATTATTTAATCTTCCGTATCCAACTATCATAATGGGTGTGTTTATTTTTATTCTCGGTATTGATAAAATAGTGTATTTATTTTTGAAAATTAAAAAGACTTTTAGGATAAAATTTGGATTTGAAGAAGATAAAAAAACAATTGAAGACAGAATAACCACTTTAGAAAAACATGATAATTGGCAATACAAAGAAATATCTAAAATGTCAAAGGGTATAGATGATATAAAATGTCAATTAACTGAAAAAGAAAGAGCTGATAAAGAGCGGACAGTTGCGACATTAAGAAATCAGTTATATGGATTACATGCTAAATTTTCTGAAAAAGGTTATGTTGACAATTCTGGATTAAAAACTTTTACGGAGTTAGGGAAAATTTACGAAGCCGCTGGGGGCGATGATATCTATCATGATAAATTAAAGCCAGAAGTAATGTCGTTACCAATTAAGGATGAACCCTAATACTTTTATTATACCATAAAATCCAGTAATTCAACTTATGAATTTCTTCCTTATTATATATGTATAGAAAAACAGATTATACACAGACTAAATACATGAAGAATGAAATAGGCAGATATAGGTATCAACAGAATATGTCAATATCAGAACTTGCGAGACGTACAGGATTGTCAGCAACTGCAATATCCAATCTCGAGAATGGATATACTTCTGATATACTACTCTCTCATGCAGTATCTTTATCTCATGTATTACATGTTGATTTGTACGATTTGTTTTGCATAAAGAGATAAGGAGAATTGATATGGAGAAAACATTTTACAATGTAATCTGTGAAGAATTGGAATTATTGGGTGGTAAAGTAATTCATGTTGACAAGAACTTTGGAAATATGAATGAAGTACATAATTTCGTGATAAGTAATATTGATAAATATCCCAATGCTCATTGGGAATTGCGACTTATCATATTTAAAATTTAATATTTAAAAGAAAGAGCGGTTTCTTCGGAAGCTGCTCTTTTGTTATGTAAAGGAGTGAAAGGAAATAGCACAGAATCCAGGAAAGATTTTTGAACAGTCGATTAAAGATTCTGTCCCAAATACGTGTTGGATTTATCGTTTCAGGGATAATGCAGCATCGTTTGGGAATGGAAATAATACTAGATTTGCTAGTAGTAATATTTGTGATTATCTTCTATTTGATGATGATTCAAGGACATTGTATTTGCTTGAATTAAAATCAACTCAATCAACAAGTCTGCCATTATCAATGATTAGAGATAATCAGATTAAATCTCTGCAAGAAGCAAGTGAACATAATCTTGTCGCAGGATTTATTTGTAATTTTAGGAACGAAAACAACGACACATTCTTTATAGAAATCTGTGATTTCGTAAAGATGATTGAGAATATAAATAAGAAGTCGTTCAATATTAATGACTTGAAAAATAATAATGCTATTCAAATAAATAGCAGAAAGAAAAGAACTAGATATACATATGACATTCAGAAGTTTGTCAACGAGTCACATTTGTAAAGGAGAAAAAAGGAATATGAAACTTTTAGAGTTTGTAGAAAAGTATAACAACATGGCAAATAGCACATTAAAAGAACAGTTATTAAGTAAAATCAAAATCACTCCATATGTATCAATCATTAAGAAAGATGCTTATGCACAGTTGATTGTAGATAAGACAACATTTGAGCAGGAATCTTATGATGATAACGGAGTAACAAAATATCGTAAAACAGATAAGATTAGAGTAAATTCTGTTGCTCAGTATGTACAGTTTTGTCGTGCTGTGATTGAATTATATACCGACCTTGAGATTGATGAGGATGATAAAGGATTCATCAAGGAATATGATGCACTTAAATCATCTGGTTTACTCGATATTTTAATGGTTGGCTCTGATAAAGCTGATCCACTTATTCCTATGAGTGAATTAAGTGAATTTAAGACCATTTTAACAATGAAACAGTCAGATACTCAGTTTAATGAGACAACTGCTCAGGCGTTTATTAGTAAACAGATTGGAAGGATTTCTGATTTAGCAAATGCTACTCTCACACCACTTATGGACGTTGTAAGTAAGAAGCTCGATGAGATTCCAAAGGAAGATTTAGATAAGGTTGTTGAGTTTGCTAAGAATGGCAATTTTAAAGAAGTCTAAGTAAATTCAATTTCTTTGGAGGATTTATATGATTGAAGGAATAATTTATGGACTTATTGGTGCATGGTTTCTCAGTCTATTTGGAGTTGATAATATCTTTGTAGAAGCGTTGCAGCCATTTGTGAATTTCACATTAACAACAAGTCATTATTATTTCGTATTTGGATTTGTTGGCATGGTATATGGAATTGTATATTATTTAAGAAATAAAGATTAAATATTAGGCTCTATGCGTGTCAAAGCGTATAGGGTTTTTCTTATGGAGAGTGGTTATACTGCTCTCCTATTTTAGTGAAAAAATAGTGAAATTTTGAGAGGTGATGAAATGGCAAATATAAGCCCAGAGTTAAAGAAACAGTTACATGCTATTGCACAAAAACAGGCTGAAAAGATAGCAAAGAAATTTGAAGATAAAATGACTGAACATTATAGAAGTGTTCTTGATTGGTATTATGGAGAGCCATATCAGACGAATCCTCCACACTATGATAGAACAAATAATTTAAGAAATTCATATAGAACTTTTATGTTTATTTCATCTAAACAAGTGTCTAGTAGTTTTCTTATTTCAGGAGATGATATGAATGACTATGGTAGAAAATCAAAAATCTCTGGTGAAGATTATTTAAGCAAATTCTTTTTTAATCCATTAGGAACTTGGCATGGTGGTGATTGGCATGGTGGATATGGTGTACCAGCTAATTTCAATGCATATAACGAAATGGTCAATTTTTACAAAAATACAGTAAAAGACTTTAGAAAAAAATATGAAATATAGGAAGGAGAAGTTAAATGGTTGAAGAATTAAAACTTGCCATAAAAATTGATGATGCGACTATTGAGCAATCACTATTGAAACAGTTTGCCAATGCACAAAAAATGGCAGACAAGGTTATTCTCGATTTCAAAAATGTAAACTTCGATGATAAACAGATTGAAGCCAAATTTAAGGAAATGCAGAAGAAGGCAGGTCAGAATCCGATTGATTTGACTATTGGTGGCAATACACTTGATATGCTTGGTCAGATTGATAAAAGACTTACTGAGATATTCAGTATTGGAAAAGGAAAATCATTTATTAACTCCTCTTCTATTGCTGCTGATATTGGAAAAATAGAGAATAAAATAAATGAGCTAAACAAAAAGTACGAAGAATCTCAGAAGAAATTATCATCTATCGGTTCAGGTGGTATTTCTTGGAAAGATGTAAATTTAGTTGACAATGAAGAGTTTAAAAAATTATCTCAAGAAGTATCTGAGTTAAAAAATCAGTTTGATGATTTAAAGGCTCATATGCAGTTGCTTGACGATTATACTGTTCCTACCGATAGATTTTTTGAATTGCAGTCTCAGGTAGAAACTACAACTGTTAAAGTTTCTGATTTAGTAGAGGAATTTGCAAAGTTATCAAATGCACAGAAGGCACTCTCTTCTACTCCACAAGAATCGAATATTTCATCTGCTTCTACAGAATCTGTTACCAATTCCATCAAAGAAGAGAATAATGTATTAGAACAGAACACTCAGAAAGTTAAAGAAAATACACGGGCTAAAGAACAGAATGCCAATATAAACCTTAATAAGTATGATAAGCGTTTGGATTCTTATAATGGTAAGGTTGATAAATATCAAGCCACTATTGACAGATTCAATGATGGTGGTTGGACAAGTAAAACATATTTGGAAAATGTGCAAGCTGTCAAGAATGCTGTTAAAGAGTATGAAACTCTGCTTAATGAATTAAAAGGTAAAGATGCTAGTTTGGTGACAAGTGATGATATTTCTAAATTGGACGAGTATGAAAAGAAAATCAAAGATACTATCGCTACTGTTACTAATATGTCGGCTTCTGAAAAGGGATATAACTTTGTTTCTGGTCAGAAAGAATTAGATAAAATTCATAAGCTTCTTAATGAAAACAGCAAAATGTCTACTGAGGCAAAGGCTAAGATTAAAGCTTACTATGCAGAAATTGAAAGTGGTAATCCTAGTATGAGTCTTGACAAGATTCATGGTGAAATCTTAAAGATTTATAATGCTGAAGTTGAAGCTGGTCGTGCTGGTAGAACATTGTGGGACACTTTAAAGAATAGCGGATTCCATCAGATTGCTGCACAGATGGCAGGGATGGTTGGTGTTTATGATGTTATTAATCTTGGTAAAGAAGGTTTTAATGTTGTAAGAGAACTTAATACTGCTCTCACAGAAATGCGAAAAGTATCTGATGAGACTGTTCAAAACTTGAAAGATTATCAAGCTACTACTTTTGATACGGCAGATGCGGTTGGTACAACTGCAAAACAGATACAAAATTCCACAGCAGATTGGATGCGTCTCGGAGAATCAATGAATCAAGCTGCGGAAAGTGCAAAGGATGCCAATGTTCTTTTAAATGTATCAGAGTTTGAAGGAATAGACGAAGCAACGGAGTCTCTTGTATCAATGAGCCAGGCGTATAAAGATCTTGATAAGATGGATATAATTGATGTTCTCAATAATATTGGCAATAATTATAGTATCTCGACAGATGGTTTAGCAACTGCTCTTAAAGATTCCGCAAGTGCATTGGTAACTGCGAACAACGATCTTAATGAAGCTGTTTCGTTGACTACGGCTGGCAATGCTATAACTCAAGATCCATCTAAGGTGGGGGCAGGTTTAAGGACAATTTCTCTTAGATTGGTTGGTACAGAGGAAGCTAAACAGGAGCTTTCAGATTTAGGCGAAGAAACAGATGGAATGATTACTACCGTTTCTAAACTTAGAGACACAATCATGGATGCAACCAAAGCTGCATCGTCAGATGGGAAAGGTTTTGATATTCTTGATTCTAATGGAAATTATAAAAGTACATATGAAATTATGCAAGGACTCGCAGATTTATATGACAATATTGTAAAAAAAGATAAAGAATTAGGGACAAATAATCTTAATCTTTTATTGGAGACTATCGCAGGGAAAAATAGAGCCAACATTGCCGCAAGTATTCTTCAGAATGGAGATATGCTTCGTTCTGTGTATGAAGATGCTCAAAATTCAGAGGGATCAGCAGAAAAAGAATTAAACTCTTATCTTGATAGTATTGATGGTAAAATGGCACAATTAGAAAATCGTGCCCAGGAGTTCTGGTTTAAAGTAATCGACTCCGAAACTATCAAGAATGGAATTGATTTATTATCCACACTTCTTAAAGGTGCTACTGATTTTGTAGATACAGTTGGATTGTTACCAACTATTCTCACAGGAGTTGCGGCAGCATTATCTTTTAAAAATGTCGGCATTGATACGTTAGTGGCGTATTAATCAAATCATTGTTATTGTTTTGAACGTACCGACATCATAGGGTTTCTAACGGATACGTTAGTTTGGACTATGATAAGTATGCTATACATACGATAAACGAAGACGCAATATGCGAGGAAGGCTGTAAAACTCATGGTACTACCCTATTATAAGGAAACTAAATAGGTACAGTAAAAATTCATGAATTCAGTTGGTTCGCAGGGATAGACCTTTAAAATGGTAAGCCCTCAGAGAGTGACAACCGTTGGTAGTAGTTATATGAAATGATGCTACTATAATATGCATTCCGTACTCATGGCACGACATGTTAAATGATATGAACTTATCTCATATCTCGTGTAAATCAGTTTGAACTCTCAGTTCCTAGAGGTAGATAAGATGGAACAAAACCAAGAAATCTTGATTTCAATCGAGTAAAATAGAGAATAATAAAATAGCACCACAAGTTGCTGTTCTTGTAGTGCTAAATTGTCTTTGAGATTACCGAAAATCAAAGACTCTCTATATTGTAACATTGGGGGTAGTACATAAAATTGGTGTATGTACAAATTTATTGTATCAAATTGCCATAATTTTACAATCCAGAACGTAAGTTTGTCGAATAATGCAGAAAGAAAAATATTCAAATTTTGAATAATTCTATTTACAAAATTTTACAATTATGCTATTGTGAAAATATAAAAATTTTTGCATTTTTTGAAGGAGGCAAACTGGATGGAAGATATTAAAACAAGTCCGAAAAGTTTAAGATCGTTGGTTGGTGAAATCAATAAGGGAAAATATAATTTTGACTTACCAATTCAACGTAGAGCTGGTATTTGGAAACCAAAAGAGAAGTCATTGTTTATTGATACTTTGTTAAGAAACTACCCTATTTACCCTGCACTTGTGAATAAACACAGTGACACAAAAGAGATTGATGTAGTTGATTTTAAGCAACGTTTTACTACAATCGCAGCCTTTGCTAATGACGAATTTAAATTATCAAAGAATTTAAAACCATTAACAATTGATGGGACTGAATACGAAATCGCAGGAAAGAAATTTTCTAAGCTTGACGAAACTGTTCAGTCAAGATTTAATGACAGAGATATTTCTATTATAACAATGACAGATGCAACCGAAGAAGAAATTGTTGATATTTTTGAAAGAATAAATATGGGACACCAACTTTCAAACGGACAGAAAAGAAGCACTATTGAAAGCAATGAAGTTAGAGAAATTATTTACTCTATTGCTGATCATCCATTCTTTGAAAAAGTTTTATCTCCTGCCCAGTTTAAAAAGAACCTTGACAGAGATATTGTTATTCAATGTTTAATGCTTACAGAAAAGACAGATAAAAACAATTTTACTTCATTTAGAGATGTAGATATGAATAAATTTATTATGTATTATAATGATAAGATTGCAGATCCAAATGAAAAACAATTTGCAGAAAAGAAAATTGAAAATCTGCGCAAAGCATTAGATAGGTTGAATGAAGAACTTCCAGAAGATGTAAAAATAAAAGCAAGTACAATTCCAATGTGCATTTATGGAATGTACCGTATGGTTAGAGATTCTAAATCTACTTCTAAATATATGGAATGGTTGAACGAATTTTTAGCATCATATGATACGAACTTGGATTATTTGCAATACTGCTCTAATGGTACATCTAATAGTGATATGGTAAATGGACGATTGCAGTTCTTTAAAGATGCTATAAAGGAAATTGGATAAATTATTTTGGAATATTTTTCATATATACAAATTAAGATATATATGATAAAATAGATTAGCGGAGCGTAAACATACGTTCTATATTGCATTATTATTATCTTTGATATATAATAAATGCATAAATAAATTTTGGTAGCTCATATATGAGTGAATATTTATGTTCTGTCAAATGGCAGGAAGGGGGTTTGTTATAAACTCCCTTATTTATTTTTAAAGGAGAAAATGATATGCATAGAGTTATGGTTTTTATTGATTATCAAAATTTTAATATAAATCTTAAAGAACATTATAAAGGCAAAACATTTAAACCAATTAATTATTGGGCTTTAGGTAAGGCGATAAATGAAATAATACCATTTCAATCAGAAGTTTTAAAAACTTATTTATTTGCTTATAAGCCATGCGATGATCTAATGAAGATAGAAAGCTACTCGAAATATTATGAATGGCTTACTAAATTAAAGAAAACACCATATCTTGAAATTATTGAAGGTAGACAAGAATTACGAACTTATGATGATATAAAATTAGATATAAATGATCCTAGAACTTATTATACAGAGGAAAAAGAAACTGATATAAACCTTGCTACTCATATGGTAGCAAAAGGATTTCAAAATGCATATGATATTGCGGTGCTTGTATCGGGAGATACTGATTATATAAAAGTTGTAGAAACATTACACAATATTGGTAAAATTGTTGTAATAGCTCATTTTAAACATCAAAATGTAAGCCGCTATGATGATATTTGCGATTCAAATATTATTCTATATGATAATGTATTAAATCAAGCAGTAAACAAGAAATATAATGAAACAAAAGAGCAGGACTAATCTCCTGCTCTTTTACTATGTATGTGTTTTTGTTAAATTTATGGATTACAAACACTACAAGGTTCATATCCTTCTGCTATAGCATCGTTTATATCAATTGCAATTTTACTATTCCATAAATATCTACATCCATCTTTATGATATTTTGAGCCATTTTCGGTGATATAAACTGTATATGTATTATTTTCTTCAGAATAATCATTATTATAATAATCACTGTCATAATAAGCATCTTCATATGATTTATAAGATTCTATTTGTTTTTTAAGATCAGAAATTGTATCATCTTTTTCGTCAAGAAGCTTATTTAGATCATCTATTGTAGATTGTTTGTCTTTTAAATTAGACAGTTGCTTATCCTTTTCGTTTAATTTTATTTCTAATCCGATTCTATTGTTTGTTAATTCTTTTATTCTGGACAAATATTCATTGTTTTTTGATTTTAAATTCGATTTTTCTTTTTGTAACTTTGAATTTTTTGATTTAAGTTCAATTATTTGATTATTTTCTGAATTTAATTCGTATAAAGAGTAAATATCTGTACCAGTTAATATAGTGATAATTAAAAGTAGAAAAATTACAAGCTTCTTTTCTTTTGTGAATTTTTTCATAATTAAAACTTCCTTATAGCTGTTGAAATAAATATATCTAAAAAGAGAATATATAAATATGAGGATAACATAATGTCATCCTCATACCATTGTGCACCGTGTTACACTAAACACTCAAATTTTCTAGCAGAAATTAAAATAATTATGTAAGTTATTTGCGTTTAATTTTGAACCAGAGATGTTTGCCAGCATGTAGTTCAAAATACTTTACACTTCTTACAACATTGCAAGCTAATAATATCGCAATTATTGCAAGTAAGGTAAACGCAAAGGCAATTGCGATCGTGCAAAAACACGAAAGCAAAATTGTAAAAATCTGTTCCATATCTCACCTCCCTTCTGATTATTAAGTAATCGTCTTGGGAAGTTATATGGGACAGAACGTCCAGAATTGTATAAACTTCTGATGTGAATACACCTTCGCTTTCTATGGTTCTAAGCCATTGGTGTATGGTTAATGAGTTACATCTGTATATATACAGGTTAAATTTATTGTAGCACAGCATTCCATATTATGATAGTCTGAACATATGTTTACCATTTTGCTCCACAATTTTTACAGTGCATTGTGTTTCTTACATCTGAACTGAACAATCCAAATATTGCACCGCCAAATATTTTCTTACCAGTTGAAATCTTTTCTACATTAAGTGAGCCACAGGTAGGGCATTTTGGCATGTTCTTACCACCATTGCGAAAAGCTATTTTAACATCCGCACCTTGACGTATTGCATCACCGATAGCCATATCTCGTTCATATTCGGCAGATTTTTGTGCTTTGATTCTGTCTCGATTATTAAAGAGATATTCATCAAATTCTGGTGAAGATTTTACGCACTCTTCTATGAATTGGTCTTTTTTGTTTTTATCAATAGTATCATGGTCAATTTCACCATTCCAGACTAATAAATATTTATCTGGAATAGGGTAACAAATTGATCCACATATATCACAATCGTTTTTTTCAGTACCAAATTTCATCCATACTCTTCCGCATTTTTTACAATACATTAACATGATAATATACCTCCAATTTATGAAAATTGTATCACATATAATAAAATTCGACAAGCATTCAAACAGCTTGTATTGATAATATAGTATGATATTCAAAACATTTGACAGTGATAAAGATACATTTTCATCAAAATTTGGAATATTTGGAAAATCATTTGAAGATATTGGAAATAGATTTAAAAAAGTTTCTAATGAATTAATTGAAACAAATGATTATACAATATCAAATATTGTGAATGCATGGAAAAATTCTTCTATTAAGAAAGATTTAAGTGATAAATTTATTATTACTAAATCTGATATACAAAATAAATTAAAAGACCTTTCTGTTTATGATCAAGATCCATCTAATATTTTGGCTTCACTTCTTAATAATAAAGAAAAAATAGAAGCTGGTCAAAAAACTTGGCAGGATTATTTTAATTGCCTAAAAGAAGGCGAAAAATGGCAAGTAAAATTTGTTCAAGAAAATGACTTAACTAAAGTATCTCTTGATGATGTAAAAAATGCTCAGAATGCAGCAAAACAGTCTGCTATTGCTTATAATAATGGATTAGAGCAAATGACCATTGGTGCTAAAGCTGCTAATATTGCTTTAGAAGGATTAAAGATGGCGGCAAATATGATTGCTGGTATGCTTATCGCAGAAGGCATCCAACTGGCTATCACAGCAATAGATAACTGGATTCATCGTGTCGAGAAGGCAAATGAAGCTATGGATAAAGCTACTAGTGAATATGCTTCTGCGAAATCCGTACTAGAAGAAACGACATCTCAGTTAAACGAACAAAATAAACGAATTGATGAACTTAATAAGAAAGATAAACTTACCTATGTTGAACAGGAAGAATTAGACAAATTAAAAGAAGCTACTCGACAGTTAGAGCTTCAAAAAAATATTGAAGAAAAAGAGAAGGCTAATTCTGCGCGAGAGGCGGCAGATAAAACAGTAACTGCATTTAATAAGCAATATGGGAAAGGTGATATTGATAAAAATGCGGTTGATACTCAACTTGCTCAGTCAAAAGCAACTGGCGTATTTCAGGAAGCTCGAAACAGCGATGATATTGTTGGCAATTTAGCATCTTTTGAATATTATACGGAGCAGATGGAAAAGACACAAAAGAGATATAACAAAGCCTTGAAATCTGGTTCTAAGGATGATATTAAGTATTATGAAGAGAATTTACAAGATTGTATTGATACTGTAGATGAATATACAACATCATTAAATAATAATATTGAAGATCTCACAAAGAAGAAGAACAATCTTCAAGATGCCTATGATAATGCTGTCAAAAAGAAGTCTAATGGAGAATCTTTGTCTTCCGATGAAAAAAATACAATTTCAAAATATCAAGAAATTGCAGACATAATTAAGTTAATCTACTCTTACACTGACAAAGTAGGATGGAATAATTCTCAGATTTCAGAAATTTTCAATACAAACGGAATTGAGAAATCAAAAGAAGATCTTCAACAATTGGCACAAGAAGGTAAGCTTACAGAGGAAGAATTACAAAAATATCCTAATCTCATGAATGCGATTAATAGCGCAGAGTTTTTAGGGGAAAAAGATTCTAATCTTAAAGTTTTCTGTGATGATTTGAATGCTGGTGTGGATGCTATTGAAGATACGGGTAATGCTGCTGATTCTGCTGCCCCATCTATCGCTTCTTTTGACGAAGCATGGCTCAATCTCAAAAACACAGACGATTCCGATTTAAAAGGTGCGGCAGATGACCTTCTTGACCTTGCAAATGCAGGACAATTAACAGGAAACGCACTTGAAGGTTTGGCTGGTGGTCAGCAGTTGATGAATGAAACAGGTTTATCAGCAGAGGCACTTGCACAGAAAATAAATGGTCTTGTAAACGCTTCTACGCAGCTCTCTTCTATGTCTACACAGATTTCTAAGATATCTGATATGCTTGCTGACAAGAAAAATGGTACAGTTGCATCCGCTTCTGATTTAGCAGGATTTGATGTTTCAGTCCGTGGTCTTGAATCATGGGATAAGTTTGAAGAGGTAATGGGTAGTTCTGAATCTAGCATGGATCAGTGCCAGAAAGCAGCCAATGCTCTTGCTACTGAATGGGTAAATGATGGCAACTTCTTGGCAAACCTTACTGATGAAAACAAACAGTATTATATCACTCAGCTTGAAGATATGGGTGTTAAAAATGCCGAGCAAATTGTAATAGAGGCTCTGACAAAAAAAGAAGAAGAACTTAGGTTTGAAAAACTTCTTTCTGCTGATGCATCTACAGATTTTCAAAATGCAACAGTTGCAGATATTCTTAAGCTTCAAAATCTTGGTGATATTACAGAACAAGAAAAAGCAAAATTGGCAGCTTTCACATTGGAAAAACAGTATTGTAATAAAAATACTATTGTAACTGATGCAGATTGCCAAAATATCTACACTCTTGCTAAAATGGCTGGTGCAGGCACAGAAGCTTTAAATAAACTTGCCGCATTAAAACAGCGATTGTCTGATAATCCAATTATGTCTAACGAAATGCGCAATAATATTAACAGTGCAATTCAGGATATTGTAAATGGTGTAACAACTTCAGCTGGTGCAAAGTTAGATATACCACAAGTGAAAGTAAATTCTTCTGGTTCATCAAGTTATAAATCTCCGTCATCAAAAAAATCCAAATCTAAATCAAAAACAAAGTCTGATGCAGCCGAAGTATTTGACTTTATTGAGATTAAACTTAACAATCTTACAGACAAGGCATCTAAGGCTAAAGACAAGATTGATGATCTTCTCACATTCGGTCAGAAGAAAAATCAAACCAAAAAAGCAATCGAAGCTACAACAAAGGCTATTACTGCACAGGAAAAAGCATACAAGAAATACATGGCATATGCCAATAAAGCTGCGAAAACACAGAATAGCAAAAAGACAACTTCATCATCTTCATCATCCTCCTCTTCTTCTACAGGTGGAAACGCTTTGTATGATGCTGCTACAAATTACCTTGGATTGAAATATGTTTGGGGTGGCGCAAGTCTTACAAGTGGTGCTGATTGTTCTGGATTTACACAGCAGATTTATAAGAAGTTTGGTGTAAGTTTACCACATCATGCGGCTGACCAGGCTAAGATGGGAACAAAAATTACATCGAAGAAAAATTTGCAAGCTGGTGATTTAGTATTCTTTGGAAGCAAGAACAACATCACACATGTAGGTATTTATGGTGGAGACGGTAAGTTTGTTGAATCCCCTCATACTGGCGCATCTGTAAGAGTTTCCAAACTTTCATCTCGTAAGGATTTTGTATCTGGTTCACGTTTTAGCAAAATCAACAATGCAACATCTACATCTTCTAGCAGCGGAAAGAATGTAAAAAAGATAAAAGGTGTATCATCCAAGACACTTGACCATTATAAGAAACTTATCCGTGAAGGAACACTTGGTTCAGATGGTATCGCTTCTATTAAGAATGAAAACCTGAAAAATGCATTAAAGGATTATCAGGTCTATTATGAGAAAGCAAAAGCTTGCAAGGAACAGGTTACCAGTCTTACGGATCAGTTAAAGGATTTATATGAGACTTTAGCGAATAATCCGATTGACAGTGCTTCTGATAAGATTGAAAAACTTGGAACAAAGATGGATATTCTGAATGCCAAGGTAGGTAATCTTACATTTAATCCAACAAAGAAAATCGGTACGTCTGATATTGATGGTCTATATAAACAGATTATTAAAAACTACAATAGCCAGTTGTCAGCTTCAAAAACTGCTTATACTAGTGCAACAAAAAATTATAACTCAAATAAGAGTTCTCTGAAAAAGTCTCTTAAAAAAACAAAAGCTAAAAACATTGGTCTTACTCAAAAGGAATTTAATTCTATTAAGAGTAATTTAAAATCCAATAAGTCAATTTCGTATAATCTTATTAACAAGATTGAAAATGACACTCTTAGAGAAAGGTGTATTGCACATAATGAATATCTTCTTGCAAAGAATACCGCAACTGATAATTATAATCAGGCTAAAGAGGATCATACATCTAATGTGCGTCAGGCTAGGAAAGATCGCTTTGATAAGGTGCAAGAACGATACGACAATAAGGCTGGGCTGATTGAGCAGAGAAAGAACGCTGTCTCCAATTCTCTTAATATAGCTGAAGCAAAAGGTCAGTTGATTGGTGAGGCTTACTATACACGTCAGGCAGATGTCGTTAAGTCTGATATGCAGCTTAAACAGGAAGAGGCTGAAAAACTTGCAAAGAAATTATCTACGATTAAGTTTGGTAGTGACGAATGGTATGAAGCACAAGATGCTTTAAATGGTGTATATGAATCTATTCAACAGGATGAGCAGGAACTTGCGGAGTTTCAAAAGTCTATCAATGAGTTGAAGTTTGACCGTTTTGACGAGTTACTTAATAAGCTTGGAGACATTACAGACGAGACAGATTTCTTAATTGACATGCTTGATTCTGACAATCTGTTTGACAGTGATACAGGAATGATTACACAAGATGGTATTACTGCTATGGGATTGACCGCTCAGAATTATGATACATATCTTGCTGAGGCAGAACAGTATAAGAAACAAATTGCTGATTTGAATGAGATGTATAAAAATGGAGAAATCGGTCTTGATGATTATAACTCTAAGCATCGAGAATATCAGCAAGGAATACGTGATTCTATTAAGAGTGCAAATGATGCTAAGAAAGCTACTGTTGACTATATAAAGCAAGGACTCGATGCGCAGAACGATGCTTTGGAAGAAGCAATTTCGAAGAAAAAGGAATTGTTAGAAACCGAAAAAGACTTAAAAGAGTGGAATGATAAGTTAGCTGATTCTAATAAGAATATTGCTAAGTTGGAAAAGCAGATTGCGGCACTGGAAGGCGATGATTCTGAAGAAAACCGTAAAAAATTGCAACAGCTCAAATCCGACCTTCAAGACGCACAGAAAGACCAATCGGACATGTTATACGATCGTTCCGTATCCGATCAGGAAAAAGCCCTCGATGATATGCTCACTAAGAGTAAAGAATCTGCCGAAGATTATCTAAAAGATACCAATAAGGTATTCTCCGATGCTCTCACATATGTTAATGCAAATTCTTCACAGGTTGCATCTAATATTGAGAAAATTGCAAAAGATACTGGTTACGATGTATCTACGTACATTGTGAATGCTTGGAAGGACGGTGGATCTGCTGTAGGCGATTATACAAGTACATTATCATCTAATGTGCCAAACATTACCGCACAGCTTAGTTTGATTGCGTCTTCATGGCAATCTATTTGTGATGCTGCCGATAGAGCTGCTGAAGCAAGTGCCAAGTATGCAGAGACAAATGTTACGGGAACACAAAGCGTTGGATCATCAAATGATTCAGGAACTTCAAGCGGAAACGGTTCTGGTTCTTCCGAAAGTAACAATACCGATAAGCAACAGAAATTGTATGAACTCAAAAAGAAAGCAAGTGATATTACAGAATGGATATCTAAGCATTCAGATTCGGCAACACACAAGAAATCGTATTACGGTGCTCTTAATCAGTATCTTTATGATAAACAGCATAAACAAGTTCTGAGTATAGCTAATGAAGTTGCTCTTGCGAAGAAACTTGGTGTATCTGTAAAAAGTGATTTGTCTGGTAAGAATGATAGAGAGAAAATTACTTCAGCTCTCAAGAAACTTATAAAAGACGCTTCGTTTTCAACTGGCGGTGTGATTAAGGATCTTGTTAAATTTTCTGGTGAAGATGGTATTAGTTTCTTACAACGTGGCGAAGCTGTACTTTCTAAGGAACAGACACAAGCATTGTTGAATTTTAAGCCTGTTATTCCACAGATTGATTCTATTATTGGCAATCTGAAGAACATTCCTATTGAGAAAGTTTCATCACAATCTCCTACTTATCAAATTGATAATAGAACCATTGTTGAAGGCGTTGCCACCGATCAGATTGTTAAACAGATGGAAGGTGTTGCTCAGAAACAGGCTGAAAATGTTGTGAGAAAGATTAACCAAGCTACTTATGCTAAAGGCGTAAGAAGATAATTTATGGAGAGGATGTAATAGTCCTCTCCTATTTTAATGGAGGAAAAATATATGTCAGAAGTGACTAATGAAAGAAAAGTAAGTATTCTCGAAAAACTGCTTCTTGAACGTGATAAACAGATTCGAAGGTTACAGGAAGAGAATACTGAATTACAGAAAGAAATTGAAAGTTTTGGAAGTGATATTCAAGAATTACAGGATATTATTTCTGAGACGCAGAAATTGAATAGAGAGTTTTCTGGCACAAACAGAGAAATGAAAAAACTCAAAAAGAAATATGAAAAAGAAATGAAGAAAATGATGTAAAAAGAAAGGAGGTTGCCATGACAATTCAAACTCGTGGTTTTACTTTTGATAATAAGACATCTGATGAGTATGGACTGATGGTATGTGAATTTAACGGGAATACTCCATCTGATACGGCAGGTGGCAATATTGAATTTACACTAACCTCCTCTCCTATTCAAAATAGATGGTATAAAAGTGGAAATGCAAATTATTCTGAAGCAATTAAGTTTGAGTTCCAAGTTATGAAACAGAATTTTGAGCCAATTGATTCATATGAGTATTCTGCAATTGCTCGATGGTTACAGAGGAAAGATGATTATAAGGAATTCACAGTTACACGATTAGATTATGATACAGTTCATTTTAACGCACAATTAAATGTATCTCCTATTTCTGTTGCAGGTAATATTATGGGGATTACAATCACAGGAACAACAGATGCCCCATTTGGGTTTGGACAGTTAATTACACTAAAGGCAACAACAGAAAATGGTATTGGTATGTTAAAGTTTGTAGATATGAGTGATGAAATTGGTTATATTTATCCCGATATAGAAATTGATATTTCCAGTGCTTGTAACCTCAAAATTACCAATGAAACATCGGGTGAAATTTTCAAGCTGAATAATTGCATCAATAATGAAGTTATAAAAATTGATGGAACAATCTTAGAAATCACTTCTACAGCTATATCACATAAAATCTACAATGCTACAAACTACAAATTACCACGTATTGTAAACGACTTAAATAAAAGGACAAATATATTTAAAATTGAGGGTAATTGCACTCTTACGATGAAATATAGACCAATAAGGAAGGTGGTGATCTAATGGCAGTTCAATCATTTAATTTATCAGTTGATTTTTTAAACAATCTTGAAAAACCAATTATTTACATTGCTAAAAAGGATAAGACTTTTCTTGGTGCAGTAAGCATCTATGATGATTTATCTCTTACTTTTAATCTAAATGCTTATCAGACTACTTCTTTTAAAATCTATAGAGACATCAATGGTAAGAAATATGAACATTATGACGATTTTCAAGAAGACCGTTTAATTATGATTCAAGGTATTAGTTGGTATAAAATTCATGTGGAGACTAATATTGAGAATACAGGGATCTCAAAAAGTATTACAGCAAATTCATTAGAGTGTACATTGTGTAACAAGCGACTCATTGATTTTGAATGTAATACGGGCGAGATTTTGTATGACGATTATGTAAAGACCATCTTCTACGATCCTACAAACCCTAAAGGAAGTTTATTGCATCGTGTATTGAATGTTGCTCCAAGTTGGTCGGTTGGTCATGTAGATGCTACTCTTGCTAACAAACAAAGAAGTTTTGACGAAGACGATATAGATATATATTCATTTTTGACTGGTGATGTATCAGAAGCATTTAATTGTTTGTTTGTTTTCGATACATTCAATATGACTATAAATGCTTATGATTTAGACGATTATGGAGAAGATACAAATATCTATATCTCAATGGATAATCTTGCGCAGTCTATGACAGAAAGCATTGATGAAAATAGCATTATTACATGCTATCGTGTAAATGGTGGTGATGGAATTTATATCAATGAAGTCAATCCAAATAGCACAAATAAGATTTATAATTTTGAATATTATTTACCTGAAATGGAAGAATCTATTCAGAACAAAGTAAAGTTATATAATGAAAAATATCAATCTTTAAAACCACAGTACGAAGAAATTATGAAGCATCTTGGTGATCAGATTGGTGTTATTCAGGAACTTGAAACGAGATTACCTGATAGTTTGGATTCTAAAGATTGGACGAAATATGGATTGGATTTTCTGGATTCAAAGGTTAAATCGTTCAAGAACATAGATGAAGTTTATTGTGCCCAAGGTATGAATAAGCCAAATTCTTTTAACTATAATCTGTATCAGCAAAATCTTGAGGATTTGAACAATGTTACTGCCGAATACAATAAAAGAAAGTCTGAGGTTGATTCTGCTACAGATGTATATAATTCTATTATCGCAGAAAGAAATGCTGTTCAATCTCAGTTGGATATGGATAAATGGTTTACTAAGGATGAATGGAAAACACTTGATTCTTATGTTGTAGAGGAAACATATAGTAACGACAATTATATTACTACAGATAATACAACTGATACAGAGAGATTCGACATTGAACGTCAGCTATATGATGTTGCATGGAAGGATTTATCCAAGAAATGCCGACCACAATATCAGTACACTTCTACTCTTTCTAATGTTCTCACTATTCCACAATTCAAAGGATTCTTAAAGTATTTCCAACTTGGCAACTTCATAAGAATGGCTACTGATTATGATACTGTAATTAAATTGAGATTGATTAGTTTTACAGTTGATTATAACGACACAAGTAAAATTGACGTAACATTCTCTGATGCTATTCGTGTGCATGGTGTATGTAATGATGTAGCCAGTATCATTTCACAGGCTAACTCTGCTGCTATGAGCTTTCAGTTTAACAAAGACCAATACGATAAGTCTGTAAATCAGAGTAACTTTGTTGAGGAAATGCGGAAATATGGATTAGATGTTGCAAATATTCCTGTAAAAAATCAACATCAATCATGGGACGAAACTGGAATGTGGTTCAGGCAATGGAATGAACAGAAGAATGACTTTGATCCCGAACAGATTAAGATTATTAACAACCAAATTGTATTTTCAGATGATGGTTTCCAGAGTGCAAAAATGGCTATCGGTAAGATTCCCATTGACAAAAATGGAAATACTGTTTATGCCGTAAATGCCGAAGCAATTTTAGGAAAATTATTTTTGGGAGAATATCTTACTTTACAAAACAATTCAGGTACTTATAAATTTGATGATGCTGGTTTTATTGCTAAAAGTGGTAATAACTCTGTACGAATTCAACCGAATCAAAGTGAAGAATTATTTTCTATTTATAAGGGGAATAACAAACAGTTTTACGTTGACTCAGATGGTAATGTGCATTTTATGGGCGATTTGACTGGTTCTAGTGGCATTTTCAGCGGTCAGTTAAAAGGTGGCTCTATCAATCTTGGTAATGGGACATTTACGGTTGATAAAGATGGTAATTTAACCGCAAACAAAGGTACGTTTAGTGGAGATCTTATTGGTGGAAGTATTAATATAAACAATGGTAACTTTTTAGTGGATAAATATGGAAATATGAAAGCAAATGCGGGGTTAATTGGTGATTGGGGAATTACAAATGGATATTTATGGTATGATGGTGACTATGGAACAAGTATAATATCTCCAAGCTTAATACAGTTATTATCTAATGGAAATAATGACGGAACAATAATAAGTAATAATAGTATATTCTCTAATTCTATGAATTGTAATTATATAAATGGTTCTAACGAATTGAATATTCAATCAAATGTTATCAATCTAAAAGGTACAATTTTTGCAAACGGTGAACAACTTATCACTTCTTCTTCGCTTCCAAAAAGTACAAAAGATATCGAAGCATCTTACTCAGTTGCAGTTGGAACATATGGCGGTGGATCTAGGCTCATTGATTTTTCTAATTATAGTTCTGGTATTTTGACAGGAGCAACACCAGATTATGTTCAAACGTATGTAAATGAATATGTAGCAGATAAGTTGTCTGAAGTATATCGTAAAATGGTTACTGCATCTGACTTAAGTGGTTATGCAACAAAATCATGGTGTAATAGCACGTTCAAAAAGAAATAAAGAAAGGGTTAATATGGAACAAAAACAGAATAATACACAAGTACAGGAAGTTGTCTCTTATCCAAAAGATAAGATACAACTTCTTTTTAATATTCTGAATTCTATGAATTTTACAGGAATTCAACAAGCGCAAGGAATCGCACAAATTAGTGTGATTCTTAATAGTCCTATTATAGAGGATAAAAAAGAAAATGTAACAAAGGAGTCACAAAATAATGAGGTAAAGTAAATGTCATGTGAAGTATTTAACAATTCAGACTTTGGTATGATTGAAGGATCACAACAGACAATTACACTAGATTTATATACAATTCTTGGAGAAGAATTTAAAAAAGTAGCAATAGAATCTGTTGAATGGCGAATGAGCCGCTACGGAGAAACCGAATGTTTAGCTTCAAAAACTTCAGCAGATAGTCCAGATGAAGTCAAATATGAGGAAAATGTAATTACTATTACTCTTCTACCGTCAGACACTATGAACTTATTCGGAAAGTTTACACATCAAATTATAATTCGAGATATTCACAGTTCTATCTTTGTTGCTGATCTCGGCAAAATATCAATCAAACCTTTAATTAAATAATTAAAAATAAGGAGGAAAGCTATTATGGCAATGACTACATATTTAAAAAATAAAACACTTGATAATCAGTTTAGAGGAGAAAGCTATACTCCACCAAGCATTATTTATGTTGCATTGAGTAAATCTGCACCCACAGATGCAGGATCGAATTGTACTGAACCAGACGCTTCAAGTTATAAGCGATTGGCAATCTCTTCTAATTCTGTGAATTGGAACGCAGCTAATGGTGGAAGTATTTCAAATTCTAGTACACTTCGTTTTGCTGAAGCGGAAGAATCATGGACTACACAAGCCGCACCAATTACTCACTGGGCTATGTTCGACCAGGAGACAGGCGGTAATATGCTTTTTTATGGACAGCTCACAAAGACGCAGGAAGTACCAAGAGGTGCGATTTTGGAGTTCCCTGAGAATGGATTGACCACCACTATTCTTAATGCTTAGAAGATGTGAGGTGGTAATATGAGAAGTAATTACCATAGCATCAAAGCTATTATAGATAATTCACATAGTTATTCTGAGATGATACATGGAATTACTGCTTATACTCAAGGATTGTTTAGGGCGAATGTCATTAAAATTAAAAATACGGTTGTAACAAGACTGAGACTTGGATTAAAAACAAAACCAAATGTCATTAAAATTACAATCAAAACCGTTGACAGTTCTCTCAAAATTTATCCTAAGATAACAGAAAACAATATCATTGTAAAGAATAATTTTTTAAATAAACTGATGGTAAAATTACACCCATCAGAATCAAATCTAAAAATCGTAAACACTTTCTGGATCTATATTGCCAAAGTTTCCGAGATGATTAATGAAGTAAAAATTAAAAACGATGTAAAACATAATGTTGCTATTCCTGAGAAAATGAAAGATAATTCTATCATTTTCGATGGAGTGGCTAACACTTCTGTTAGCAGTGTACTTCGTATTGCAAATAATGATATTTCAATTGATAATCCACCTGTAAATTCAGCGGCTTGGTATTTCTTAAAGTTAGGAAATTTATCGGGTGCTTTAGGCGAAATCCCAAATGAACCAATAGAAACTTTGGGAAGAAAGAAAGCAATTTAATGAAAGGAGAATTAAATGTCTGAAATATTACAGAATACTGGTGTAACATTGTGGTCTATTAGAGATGACTATGATGAGTTACAGACAAGTGTGTTTGAAGCCTTAACTGGTACTGGTGGAAAAAGTAATATTCGACTGATTGATGAAGCCATTGGAAATATTAATAGCAAGTTAAATGGATATTACTTTGAATACTCAGATGATAGATTGTATATTTGTAAGAAAAGCGAAAATGAGAATATAAAAAGATACCCTGTTACTCTTAATGACAATAATGGACATATTGCATCCAAAGTAGATGGAAGCACAATTACTATTGACGAGAATGGTATTGTCAGAGGATTGCCTGTTGATGATGCTCTCTCTTCTATCTCAACAAATCCGATTCAGAATAAAGTCGTAAAGGCAAAAGTTGATGAAATTGAGAAAAATGTATCAAAAAATACAGAGGACATTAAAAAGAATGTCACAAATATTTCAAACAATACCCAAAAAATCACTTCACTTGAAACAGCGGTTTCTTCGGAAAAAACACGAGCAGAAAGTGTGGAAAATCAACTAAAAACAGACCTTGAAAATGGGAAAAAGGTTTGGGATGACAAATATACCAAATCTGAGGTTGATAATAAATTTTCCACACTCGAAACCAATATCGACTGGAAAGAGGCTGTTAGCACTTTTGATGACATTGCAACCACATATCCTACTCCAAATGACGGTTGGACAGTCAATGTAAAAGATACTGATTATACATATCGTTATAATGGTACTAAATGGGTTGCAATTTCAGCCAATGCCATTCCAAAGGCTACGGATAAGGTTGACGGACTTATGACAAAGGAATATGCAAAGAAGTTAGATGGACTGACAAAATATACACCAGACGGTACTACTATTACTGCTGACGAAGACGGAACTCTTCATGGTGCAGACACAATTCAAGTTGATGGGATCACAATCACAAGAGACGATGCTACAAAAGTAATTGCTCTCGCTAAAACATTACAAGATAAAATAGCCTTGGTTGATAATAAGATTGATAAAACTAATGTCGCAAATAATCTCACTACAACTGAGGCTGATTTTGTATTAGACGCAAGACAAGGTAAGGCTTTACAGGATCAATTAACTACTTTAAACGGCAGTCTAAATAGTAAGAAAATACCATCATTTGGCATCGAAAACATATTTACTGGAAACCCGTTTTGTATAGTCAACAATGGTTCCGATGTAATAAGTGTACAAACCGATTGGGATATAGACAATGGCGGCTATAGGGTCAAAAACATAAAGTATCCTGCAGGAACGGCTACTAATCTTACTGTCTCATTATCGTTACCTGCTAATAGCATTGTTATTGTTGATGTAAATACACTTAATGGAGAGAATATTGATATACAAGGATCACTCATTAGAAGTAACTTTACAAGTAGCCCAAAAAATTGGAATTTATCAATTAAATTCACTGGGCGTACAAACCAAATATTTACAGATATTAGATACATGCCGTTAGTTATCCACTTAGGTTAAAGAAAGGTTTCCCATAACATGTTGTGCCTAATGCTTCGTTTCCATCTAATGTATTAGCTCTTTTTATTGTTGTATTTAAACTGCCGTTTAAGAAAATATATCGAACAAATATTCGAACGCAACTTATTAACCATTTTTTATCATAGAAAGGAAAAAATAATATGGATAAAATTATTTTAAAAGATCAGACCAGCTTTGAAATTGCCGATGGTGCAAGCCTTGGAAACATCCAGATCCAGTCCAAAAATTTTGACGGGATTAAAACGATCACGGACACTTTTGCAGAGAACAACATTGCGGAAGTGACCTTTAAACACAATGATGAGGTATCTGGAAAATACACCGATCTGAAGTGTGATGGGTTTACATACGCACCGAATACGGACGAGGCCGGCAAGGAAGATGGAACCTACACGGTTACTATCAGGCTGCGAACCAAAAATGAAATCGAAAAACGTCTGGATTCATTGGAAAAAGGTCACATTGCAAACGCTACTGCTATTGATTCAATCATCACAGATATTATTCCAGGTATGGAAGATACTGAAGGTGCTGAATAAATATATTTCAAAGGAGGATTTTAATATGGAAACATTTATGGCAACAAGAATTGAAGAAGCAAGAGGAACTAGTCTTGAAAAGGGACAGGCAAAGTACAGAGCATATTTCGTAAGAAAGAGTGCCGCAAAACTGTATGGACGTTATCAGGATACTGTAAATAGTATCTTGGAACTTGATGGATTCTCAGATTGTATTGTATCTGAATAATCTTATCTACAACTGAATATTGAATAACCGAACCTCCGTTCTAAAATCAATTCCATTTATTTCCAAATGGAGAATATATATGTAGAACATATAAATTTTGATTTAGGATGGAGGTATTTTTTTACGTT